CCTTCCCAAAGGTTAAAGGTGCTTGGGTATTTATTTTTAAATTGTTCGTCTATTGTCCTTAATTCTCCAAATGGCTTTTTAAAGTACCCTGTTTTTTGTAACCTTATGTAAGCATCCTCTGTTGGCATACTGAAATACAATCTTGTTCTACATAGCATATTATAAGCCATTCCTCCGCCTCCTTCAAATGTAGTTCCTAAATAATCTCTGTTTATTTCTTTATATGTTAGACCTGTTTTTTCGTATTCAGTATAAAAGTATTCCCTTAAAGGGTGTGCCTTTTCTGTATCTTCATTTTTACTAAATATCAAAATATCCTCATAATAATTAACCATTGATTTTTTAGCAAACAAACAATTTGCAAAGTCGTTTTTCTCCCAAATAGCCCGATAAGAAAACGGCACATTTGATATTGTTTCGTTTATTAACTGTGTTGTAAATGGTTCTTGACTAAATAAACACATTTTGCCGTTCTTCCTTAAAATACGGTTTGCAATTTCATAAACCTTTTTAGGCTCAATAACCGAATCCCAATGATATTCATTACTCCGAGTTTTTGAACTTGTCAATGTCGCTCCTTGAAGTGTCCCATACGGCAAATCCGTCAATATCAAATCAACCGAACCGCTTTGTATCTTATCGCTTTCAATTAAACAATCACCTAAAAAAACCTGTGCATAACACTCGCTATAAGTAATGGCGGGCGTAGTTGGTAAATTATCGTTTGTGCTTTCTATTGTCATTTTCTGTATTTTTAAAGTGAGTAGTTCCAAAACCGCCACTACTCATAGCGGAAACGTTTTATACTTATATCAATGACCAATTAATTCCACCATAAACAACAAACCACTTATTTTTTTCCGGGTCGGCTTTCAATACCAACTCACTCCCAGTTTCAGAGGCAGTTATACCCGTACTGATCGAACCATCAAAATCAATTACATCACTCCCTGCTCTGACAATAGTAACTGCATAGGAATTGGAAGTGATTTTACGCACAGGAATGACCACAGGACCTACGGTCGCAGCCTCTGGTAAACCTAACTCAATGTTTTCTGTGATACTACCTGCTAATATATAGTCGTTGGCTATATTTAAAACACCATCATTATCCATGAATCCTATAACTTTTGCGGATTCCCCGGATAAGGTAATGGATGAACTTCGAGCTTCGACCATCCAACGCCACAATAAATCGATTTGAACAGCCCGGAGAATAACCCAATCACCAATACCCGGTAACGATAGTGAGGCGGAAGCCCTACTATCAATTACAATTGCATCGGTTCCTGTTTTAGATACAAGCACACTATAGTTACCGGCATATTTCCTGACTAATATGGCTGCCCCGGCATTATTCTCAGCACTCGGTAAGGTCAATTCTACCACGGCACTTTCAGCCTTCGCGTAGACGGCAAAATTAGCGGTTGTAAGGGACCCACTGGCTTCAATAAAGACATAAGCCATCCACGACTCAATCTTCGGTAACAACTCCCCTAACGGACTTACAACGAGTTTATTCTGCTGACCAACCAAAGCTGCAAACGCCTGACTAATTACTTTACCATCCTCATCAACAGAGAATAGGTCATTAACATTCAGGTTTTTTGTTTTTAAATCAACCAACTCCACCGGTGAATCGTCCGTTGGTTTAATGGTGCCATCTGACTCCTGACTCCATAATGAGGTGAATGATGTTAAAGCCTCATACAACTCAGTGAACATAGCATTTAGTTTCCCTCTGAAACTACTACCGGAATCGCCATTATTTAAAGTTTGTTGTGCCATTGTTTTTTATATTTCGTCCCAAATTTCAGTATCTATCCAAACCCCGTAGTCATCCCACGACCCGGTAGCCAATACCCAAGGTTTTGAGGCATATCCTATCAATTCCACCCCGTAGGAATCCTGCCTAACATCCCAACTATAACTCGCGATCAAAAAATGCTGATCTAAACCTGCCACCTCCATCTTAGTGTACGGGAATAGTATATAGTCCTCATAAGCATACAAGCGACTAAACAAAGTCCCGGAAACCCTGATTTTATTGAGGGCATAAAAGGTAATATAACGTTCCATGGTAAAGTCCGGTAATTTCATCGGACCACCATTAGTTATGAATTTGTGATTTCTTATAACCTCGTATTCACCACTCCGTTTACATATTAGATTATTGTAGTAAATATAAGGGTCACGCGGGTTAGTTATTTCAATAGAGTCATGCCCATAATACTTCTCCAAACTGACTGACTTAGGGTTCTCGTCGTTTATACTGGTTTTCTTTTTAATATTATCGCTATACTCGGTTCCTGCTGAATCTTTAACAGCAATTAATTTCCAATCGGAATACTCTATATACCACAAATCATCAACAGGGTCCGGTGCCGCGGGCATCATTGAGAAAATTAATATCCCGTCGTAGTCCTTCAAATAAATAACACGTTCTATTGTTTTAGCAGAATTAAACCCAAGTATTTCCTCTGGCCAAAACACCTGCCAATTATTAAGAAAACGAAAACCAAAATACACAGTTGCTCCCAGTCTTGTAGGATTCTCCCGGAATGAAGCTAACCGAACTTTTAAGGTCAGTTTAAAATAACCTTTTTTGTGCGGGAAATCATTATGGAATTGAATATTAACTTGTGGTGTTCTAAAATAAGGGTTTCCAATTATTTGGTTAATATACCATGGTTTCAATATGACCAACGAACGACTAATAACCATAGGAAAGTTATTAGGATTCCACTGACTCATTATCTCCGGGTCGAAATGAACGTACGGGGTTCTGTTTTCAAATAGGTTTTTAATTTTATCCTGTACAAAAACCAATTCTATATCCTTAGCAGGAATCTCAGCTTTCAAGTCAAGTGAGGAATTAACCTCACTATCAACACCAATTCTATGTGTTTTTTGTAAAGAAACCCCAACATGTTCAAATAATTCTCCGGTTCTCAGTATAGTGGACGCCCAAGTTACTGCCGGGTAATCCACATTCCTAATTAGATAAGAATCTTTATAAGAACATATCTGCGCAACGTGGCTTTCTAATAAATCAGTCAAAACCTGCTGGCAATTTTTATCCCGGAACCGGTAACAATCCACATAAGTATTAAACAAACAACCAGCATATTTATTGCCCAAATATTGAGGTCGTATTGGAATCGCATCATACCAATATTGAGAGGTCATGCCTATCTTCCACAGAATAAAACTAATAATATCACTAATTCTATAAATACCGGTTATGTAACTATCATCGTTGTGTAAGAATTTATGATCCTTCAAGGTGCCTAAATTATCACTAAATGAAATAGTTACAACCTGTTTTAACGCCTTGTAATGCTGCTGGTAAGTTTGAGGGGTGATATAACCAACCCCCTGTAAAATAGGGGTTTTGGATTCTACCTTGTAAAACTTTAATAGGTATTGTTTATTGGAGGCATAACGAAGCTCATTGAACTGGTTGGTGTAGTCGCTTATGAAACTCAATTCATACATCGTGCCGGCAATTGGCCTAAATACATCACCATCAACGAAACTGTGATTAATTGTCAGGGGTTTAGTATGACCTACTAAATTAGACACAAGCCCCCCGTAACCCCTCTCAAGTATTTCCACCTGATAACGATTACCAGAGCGACTACCAAATGTTAATTGGTATTTGACCCCATAAGCGGGTAAGGCTTGTATGTTATCTAATATACTATAACTCATTACTCAAACCATGATTTTTTTTGTTCAAACCTTCTATTTGTAATGTGTATAACATCCCCGGCAATTTGTCCGTAAACATTCACATCCAACTCATCCATACCAAACCCAAACATCGAAGGAGTCAGTGCCTGCGGGGCTGGTAAAACCACCTCATTACTGGTTAAACGTGCTAAATATGAATCATTCGGAAAGCCTTCCGGAATTACACCTCCTTTAAGCAGTCCGGGAATACCCATAGTTTTACCAAACATCTTCATAAATAGACTACCAAACCCGCCACCGGCTTTACCAGTAGTAGCAAAACTGGCAGGGCCAAAGCCCCCAAATGCCGCACTTAATACAGTGGATAATACTAACGCCGCTACTGCTGCTGCTATCAATTTCTTTATTAAAGCCTCCAAACCCTGCCACAGGCTTTTGAAAAAGTTTTGACCATTAAATAAAGCTGCGGTAAACGCCTCACTTAATACTTCCGATATTAAGTTGGCAATCATTTCTGCCTGATTTATAGTAGCATCAAACTTCTCATTAATTGCGTCCATTGAAGGCATTGCAATATCCTTCAAAGTACTAAACTGGGTAGTGGTGGTACCGAGTAAGGAATACGCCTCACCAGCCGCCATGCCCATTTTAGTCAGGGTTTCTACCACTTTTGGATCGACCATTATTTGCTGAGAGGCCACACCAACCAACTCAATTTCCCGCCTAACGCTTATCATACCCCTGCGGTAATAATCATAAGCAGTGCTCATTGCCGTTATTGGGGTATGCATATCATTTGTATAAGTATTCCAAAACTCCATCGACTCCATAGCCTCTCTAATTTTTTTGTTTATCTCCCCTAATTCCCGACGAGTTGCGATCAATCCCTGAGCATTCTGCAGGTCCTCCAATTGTTTTGATAGACTCTCCAAAATACCCGGAGGTTTGGCGGGAGGGGGTTCCACTATTTCTTCAAACAATTTAAACTCTACCCCGAGCAATCTCAAAGCCTCTTGCAGGTCAGCAATAAACTGCGTAGTTTCCTTACTGGATTCGCCAAACTTCTCCACTTCTATACGGGAAGTCCTGTTGGCGGTTGCTAATTTATCCTTCAAATAATCCGACAGGGTGCTCAATTCGTTTTGTGACATCTGCCGCATAAGACGTTGCAGATTCTCCAAGTTTAGTTTCAAACCCATAGCACTCAGACCACCCCCTGACAAATTAACCGACAATGCTTTCCAATGTAATAAGACAGAACCCATGTCCATACCTTCAATGGCATCCTTCAATCCTAACTGCTCATTCTTAGCCTCACGAGCACGTAAGGCAAATATTGTTAAACCAGCAGAGGCCAATGATAATAAACCAATCAGTAAACCTAACGGGGTTGTCATGATTGCCGTAGAAACCCCGTGTATTGCTATTTTAATGGCTTGTAAACCCACAATAAATTTAGGAATCAAAGTGGTTATCATAAAGCCAATAGCAGTTAACAAAGGTCCAATTGCCATTACTAACCCACCTATAACTAATACCACATTCTTCCCGGCATCCGGCAATTGAGTAAACCAAATGGAAACCGCTTTCAATAAATTACTTAGTCTGAGCAGTACCGGCATCAAGTGGTGTTGGATGGATTGACCCAGTTGGATCATCGCTGCTTGTGAGTTATGCATTGCTGTATCAAATTGAGCTTCCACCGTCTCTGCGTATGCCGCGAATGCCCGGTCAGAGTCCCCGGTAACATTTTCCAACGCCGCAAATATTTTTATATTATCCGCCACATTGCTACCCATGAGGTCCAACACCCCAGCAAGTGCCCTAATATTAGGCATGACCATCGCCATTGCCTCCTCTCCATATTCTTTAGTGACCGACCGGAGTTTCATAAGACCATCCAACAATCCCTGCTCCCTGATAATTTTACGAAGTTCTTCGCTACTGGTTCCCATTGCTGACAACGCATCCTCCGCCTGCTTAGAGGGTTTCAGTAGTGCCGACATAATACCCCTCAATTGAGTGGCAGCCTGAGCAGCGTCAGTACCGGTTCTGGTCATTGCTGCCGTAGTCGCTGCTACCTGATCAAACGTGATATTCATTTCAGCAGCAATTGGTAATACCTGACCCAAACTTGCTGCTAAATCCGGGGCTTCTGCCTTACCTTCCCGGACTGCTGCCACAAGAATATCAGTTGCCTTAGCGGCTGACATGTTTTGTACACCATAGGCATTAATCGCGGAGGTTACCAAGTCAGCAATAACACCGGTGTCTCCCAAACCAGCAGCAGCCGCCCGTGTTGACATTTTTAAAACATCCATTGCCTCCGATGCCTTAATACCAGCGGAGGTGATAAAGTATAAAGCCTCAGCCATTTCTTTAGGACCCTTACCAAGTGCCGGTGATAATTGAAGTATTTCCTGACCCCATGCCGCTACCTGATCCTCAGCCACGCCAACAAGACCTGATATACGTGACATAGTTAAATCAAAGTCCTTACTCATTTTGATTGCCCCACCAGCAATACCAGCCATCGGGAGCGTCACCATCAAAGTCATTTGTTTGCCGACTTTAGTTAGTGATTTTCCAATGTCCTGAATACTACGGTCAGTTGTTTTCAGGCTGTCACTCATCTTTTCGGATGATGTTCTCATGGACCTTTCAGCCTCTTGCAATGAAGCCTGTAGCGGTGCTAAATCCGCCTGTATTCGAGCAACTAAACTACCAAGGTCAATCATTTATTTTTTTATCTTTTCTGCCAAACCGGCTGGCAATTAACTTTAATTGTCTTTTTTGCTCCTCAATGCTTTGTAATTTTACGTTTTCTTTATCCCAAGGTAAAGGCAGTTGTTTTTGGGCATCACTGATTGGTCTTTTTAGCGACTTACCAGCGGCATTCCATATATGAACTGCCAAGTACCTGACACTTTCGTATTGTACCTTAATTTCGTTTTCTTGTTTTTTATTCCAATCCGCTAAAGCGAGGTAAAATTCCACCGGACTTAACTCATAAAACTCCTCCGGGGTTATACCAAACCTGCTCAATGCCAAACCAGCCAAGTAATCAAAATTAAGGTGTGCTACTTTTTTTCAATGAACTGCTTATCATCTCCTGCTGTGGAATTTACTGGTAAAAGCAAATCCGCGGCGTTAAAAAATTCAGGAATCAACTTGACAAAGTCAAAATAAACCTCATCCATAGCTTCCTCAATGTTTTCAAGAGTGAACGAGCACTCAACCTTCTCAATCTGAGCACCTTTCTGCAAGGAATAAAGTAACAGGTGTTCAAACAATTCGTAGTCATCAGCCTTCATGTTACTGACATCCCTGCCTAATGTTTCCTTTACTTTCTTCAAAGCGTAATAAGAAATACGAACCGGAACCTGTTTACCATTGATTGTTAAATACTTCACCATTTTATTAGAGTTTTTTGATTAATATAAAACCATGATTAGGTTGTATTTTTGGGCTACTAATTAACCCCCGCTGCTACCGTCGAAGTGGTTCACCTTACCGGATAATTTGATAGTCACATCACAACTGATTTTATCATTGACCTCAATTGATAATGGTAATTCAGTAACAAGACCCTCAAACTCCAGTGTGGTTTGATCCTCATCAGGTATTACGATTTTGTAATTCTGGCGGTCATTGTCTTCAAAATCCGCTTTCATTACATCGTAGGTTTCACGCGAAAAGTTCATGGACAATACGACCGTTCCCGGGTCGCGTAATGCTCCAATAAACTCCATGTAACCATCTTCTGTGTCAAGACTGGTTACGTCGATAGTATTGCGACTCATTCCCGGACCATTGATGCTGGTTACCTCAGCAATTGGTTCCCATGCCGCCGGGGTGGAATCAGCATTCCAACGGGAAAATATAGTCCCAACACCTGCAATGGCATTCGACATTTTTACCTCCTTTGAATTTCAAAATTAATTATAAAACGTACTCGTTGATTGTTATCCCAGTCCAGTAACGCAGGTCCACTGGACACATAGATAATAGAATAATAAGCATCATTCCACTCCTCGCCTGCCCGGCCGTGCAACAATGCCATTACCCGGTTTACAATCTCCCATCCACCCGGGTAGGTGTTTGATCTTACGCGCACCTGAATGGATTCGTAACGGTAAGATTCCCGACTCAATGAAAGTTGTGGCGGCATGCCCGGAGTGTCAAAAATGGTAGTACATTCATTCGGTTTGTCGGGTTCCTGTCCAATGAACAGGTTTGTCCCAAAAACGAAACCGGAACCACTTTCCGCCTCTAACATATCCTTTATGTCAACCGCTACACTATTCATTTTTCTTTTTATTTTTTAGTTTAGCCTCCTCAGCGATCACTTTAATCATAGCATCTTTATTTCGCTTTAAAGCAGCCTCCAAAAACTTAGCACCTGAATCTGGTCTACTGAATGAAGCTCCAACCATCTCATGCACATAAGCCGCATAATTAGCAGAAAACCCAAATATAACAGTAGGCTGACCTTGTTGATTTGCTACAGATTGTGCCCGAGCTTTTACCTGAGCATGAGTCTGTCCTAATTTATTGGCATTATCTCCTTTGAAAGAAACAGGCATTAAATCAGCAATTCCATTCTTCAAACTGGTTGTAAAGAAACTTGCCCGGAGGTTCCCCAAATCAACTGGTATTTTAGGGCTGGTTTTGTCCATATCACGACGTACAATAATAACAGCCCGTATCAAACCTTTACCGGTGACCAAACCAATATTAGTAACTTCTTTCTGCAAAGTTTTCATAACATCGTCGATACCATCCAATTTAACTGTACTTCTCATCTCATAGTCCTTTCTCTCCCACATAAGCTTTCCTAACGAATGCGTTAGCTCGTTTGAATAATGGTATTTTTTCATACTGCTGAATTTCAGCAGCACCCCACTTGTAAGGGTCATTATCATGTAACTCCTGAACATAACCAAGTTTTACCATGCTCAACTCCTTCATATCAGTTGGCGTTAGTATAGTAGCACTTATGACCATGTCCTTACCGGTTTTGTCCTTAATGACCTCCGTCTTTTCTTCCCAACGAACCCAAACCTGAACCGGGGCTGCAAATATCGCTTTACCAAACCCGTCCAAACCGAGGCGTTCCCAATAAACAGCCGGCTGTACACAAACCTTTTTTATGAATGATTCTATACCTGCCATCTTATTCCCTTATTGCCATTAATTTAACCCTTTTACCAGCCATCGCAGCAAAGGTGCCGGTGGTATCCAAAAACAAAACCATCTGACCATACTGGGTGGATTTAAGACCCTCCCCAAACACTCCGGCATACTCCACATAAGCCCCACCGGCACCCTCTTTAGTAGTAAGCCTTTCCCGGGTAATACTTATCAAATGAGCAGCCAACCACTTTTCCAACTCCTTCAATACGTCGGCACTGAGTTTACCAATCGGAACTATATTGGCATCAATTGTAATTCCTGCTGAATTGATATACCCGTTAACTACCGGGGTATCCAAAGTAACCCCGTCCATAATTGCTAATACTTCTGCTGCCGTTACTCGTGCCATTTCTTTATCTCTTATTAGTTCGACCTTTGATTAACTGATCCTCAACAATTGGTACTATTTTCTCATTCCACCGCAAGCCTAACCAATCCAACGTTTCTGCCATTTGAGCGTAATCACCCTCAATCATACGGTCAGGCCATATAACTTTTACATTTAATCCAGCTTTAATCATCTCTACCAATTGATTCTCATGCTGGTGAATCCACCACGCCCATGCTTCTCGTTCATCAACAATTCCTATTTGCTCCCGGATTTTAGAATTTTTATAAGCCTTCATAAACCCGGTTTTCATGCAACTTTCTATTATGTCACCGCTTCGGCGCCGGACAATTAACCACTTAGCGTCCGGGTAAGCCTTGTTCATCAACGGCCATATGTGAATCAACCTGCTACTTTTCAAAAACCAATTACCCCGCACATAACCCTGTACCATCAATGACTCCTCAATATCATTTCTCCAATTGTCAGGAACAGGCATGTCATGATTGGTGGCAACTAATGGATATTGCCCGTTTGGATCGGCTTGTTGAGAAATGTAATAGTAATCCATCAACTGCCTGATTGGTTTATTCTCCATCATAACGGAACAATTACCATGCCACACCCGACAAGATTGTAATATACGGGCAACAATTGTAGTGCCTGACCGCTCAATACCTGTTAGCAGAATTGGACTTTTAATCATAACCGCCTCCCTCTTAGTAAGTAAATCACCTGTTTTCTTACGCTGGCTTGTGGTATTACATAACTTTTGTCAATAGACAGTACTTGAGAATACCGGGCCAAAACATCATCCAAAGTAGGAAAATACCTAACATGCGTGCTTGCCGGATAATTAGGAACCGATAAAACAACCATACTGCCGGTTTTTAAGCGTTGTAATAGCTTAATGTCGTCCGGGATATGCTCTAATACTTCCAAAAAGAGAAAGGCGTTGTAATCGCTTAAAACAAGGTTTGAGGTAAAAGCATCCCCACACTCAACTACATTGCCCACTCTTTCACGGGCTTGTTTTATAGCTTCCGGACTAAAGTCCAAACCCTGATAATGGATTCCGGGGCAAGTTCTCAATATCAATTCAGCAAACTGACCAACACCACACCCCACATCTAATACACTAAAAACTCCGGGAACCTGCATAACTAAATTACGGGCAGCAACCCACATTGGGTAGTACAAACTCTCATAGTAGGGTTTGAAATACTCCTTACCGGCACCACCAGTTTTATAAATGGCATCGTATGTATTAGGATCCTGACTCATATTGCTCCACGGTTTGAATTGTTTGGTAAAACTCAAAACACTCGTCATCAACCCAACTTCTTAGTGTATTTCGTTCAGGGTCATTAGTTTCCTTAGGTATTTTGTGCGTATGTCCTGCAGACATGCCAATATTATGCTTAATGCTTACCGGAAATCCTTTCAAAAGTACCTGAACTTTATCCTCATTACCTTGCCATAGTTTGATGTCAAAGTACAGATAATCATCAGGACATACGTTTAGATTAACATCAGAACTTACCGCTGAGCAATGAGCTGAGCAGTGTTCCAGTTGTTTGAATATATGATAATGATTCTTTAACAGGTAATAGTAACGGGTGCGACCATGACCAATTAAGGCTGGTTTACCTGATATTTCCCAAGCCTTAGTTAATTCCTCCACGTAAGTCAGCGGGTAGTAATCATCGTCTTCCATGAATATAACCAAGTCCATACCTGCCCGGAAAGCCTCATCACAACCAAGTCTATAACGTTTGGTTAAGTCCGGTTTATTAGTAAAATTAGACTCATCCTTCAAAATAAGCATATCCGGGGTGCGGGTTTGTCGGGAAAGGCGTGATAATTGAAGTTCTAAAAAACCCCGGCGATTGGGGTCACAGGTTGGTATAATAACGGCCACTTTAGTCCGGGCAGTTAAATACCTCTTTATTTTAGCAACCAGTGGTTTATAGGGAGATTCCCGTAAGTCCAATAAACCATCCTGCTCAAACAACCAACCAACTTTATCACCTTCCCGATAATGACTTCCATGACTTTTTGGTTCACCTTTCTGCCATGCTTTTTTGCGACGATTAAAAGTCTCCAATCGTTCTACTTTGGGTTTGCAATCTCCGTAATTGACCATAACCCCAGCACCTTGTAATACCACCGGTTCAGGTATTTTTATGAAATCCCCTTGCATACTTAATTCCGGGTGGTATTTACTAATCATTATGAACGGGGTCTTACCAATAACTCCATGATGATAATGTAAAGGCAGGGGCAACCCGGGAACTTCCCCGGTATTCTTAGCACTAAAACACTTTAATGCTATTTGATTATGTCCAGTAAACTGAGCTTCACTAATAGTCCGGAGTAGTCCGATAGGAAATACGTAATAGAGGTCAGCCGAGCTGTAGATAAACCAATCTGGTTTTTCTTTGCGCAGTGTTTTAATTATTTCCGCTTGTAGCAGCCTCAAATCAAAAGCACCACCAGTATCAACCCGGTGACTGGCTATGTTATTTTCCTGCAACCATTCCCATGTACCATCATTTGACATATTATCAATGTAGTAAACATCAACACCCTGCTGCTTCCAATAAGAAACCATGTCAGGCAGGTATTTAATTTCGTTGAATACAGTGGCAATTGCTAATACCCGGAAAGGTTTCAATTGCAATTCCTGTAAACTCTTTTTTGGGAAGTGGTTTATAGCACTATCGGGGTTTACATTGATAATCTCTACCCCTAATTTAGCAGCCTTTTCCGCAATGTCATCCAATCCGGTACAATGCCCGGCAAATAAGCCACGTTGAATTTGTCTTGACCCATAAGCCCGGTGCCAGTGCTGGTTGCCGGCTGAATCCAATTTCATATCAAACCCTAACAGATAAACTTTCTTTACTCCTAAATGAATTGCCAAGTTAATAGCAGCAATTCCGCTGTTATTATTCCAACTAATTGTATTGGAATCCAAACACAAACCATACTTAACCGGAGAACGTTTGACCTGCTTAAACCCGGGTAGTGCTTTTTTGAAACCTTTGGCGCAAGTAACTTTGATATTAGGAAATTGGTGTAGTCCCTCTTTCTCTTTGTCATAAAAACCACGGTCAGCGAAGAATGCCATATCAACCCAAGTGCCGAGTTTATATGACATATTGATACCAATTACATGCTCCTGATGTATTTGACCCAAATACGGAGAATAGGCACTTATGTCAGATAATCCCTGCCGGACTTGTTCTACAACGCGATTAGGAATACCAAACACTTTTGCAAGTGAAGGACCCCCACCAATTATCCAGCAGGAACTATCTTCCCATAAACGTGGTATATCCCAACTCATGTTTTTATGCCTCCAGTAATGAAGTTAACAAAGCCTCTGCCTCTGACTTACGAAGGTTCTTTTCGTTGATTTTCTTGCCATCAATGTTGATCACTGTCCACCAACCAACTGCCACCTCTTTAAGTTCGTAAAGGGGTTTTACCCTCTCCAATTGCTCTACCTTTTTGTTGGCTGCCTCAGCAATCGCCTGAACATCCAAACGAATGACTACGTCACTGAACGCCTTAGGAATGTCCGATAATTTCGACCGGAAAACCTGATTAGGTTTTATAATCCGTCCGTCAACCAAGCGCATTGACCCTCCTCCAATTTTTTGGAATCTTTCCAATGAAGGATCAGTTTCCGGAGGTGCCGGTGGGGCTTGTTGGCTTTTATTCTTAGTTCTTTGCATTTTTGTTTGATTAAAAATGAAACCATGATTAGGTTTTCAAATACTTACTTACGCTGAGGCGTGGACAATACCACATTTGTTATTGTCGTCAGCCCTGATCTGTGGCACCTGAATGGTGATGACCTTGTACTTATTAATGAAAGTTCCTTCGGTCTGCCATTGGATATTTTGAATACCCATACCGCGCACAATTCTTACCACGTCGGAAGTCATCTGTACTAACAGGACATTACCAGCAGCAAGGGTATCGTTAACTACCACGGCATTGATATTGGCAATTTTTAGAATCCTTTCACGTACGGTTGTTCCGGGAGTACCGGCGTCGTAATCAACATCGAGCTTAGTTTCGTAGGCACTCGGTACATAAAGCACATAAGGCCCGTAAAAATGAGCATCAATTGCCTCCTGTTTCATCCTGACAACATCAGCCACAATCTGAGCACCGGTCAGTCCTGACCATGCCCCAGTTAATGACATGAGGTTTCTGTGAGGGAAATTCAGGTAACTGTAGATACTACCGCCACCAAAACTATAAGAGGTGTTGGTAAACAACATGTTTTCCAACTTCTCTGCTACTTTCCGGGCAGCCCTTTCAGCACTTGTGGTATCGAGAGGATTGCCAAGTGACCTGCTGGCAGCAAGTACGCGGGCATTAATCTCGTAATCCACGTGGATGATTGGGATAGGCAGGTAGGTGGTGCCAAACTCCGGACGGTCGCCCTGTCCACGAGTAACTCCATCCATACTCAACTCAGCCTCCATAGCATCGCTAACCGTATGGCTTTCCAAAACCGTAGTGCCCATAGCATTACCAAGGTTATAAACCAGTCCACGGCTGATCAAGTCCTGTACGCCATTGAGGCGGGTTTCAGCCACGCCAATAACTGCATCGTCGAGCGCTTTCCATTCATCCCTGCGGAGAACGGTGCCGGTGGAATTGATAGCCAACGGTTGTGTAGAGTAACTTTTCGCGTTCTTCGGGTCACCTCCGGTGAATACCGTGATATACACGCGTCCGTCCTTACCAACCCACGGCCTCATCTTTCCCGGGTCCATTGATCCGTTGACCATCATCTGTTGGGCAACCTGACCCTGCGAAACTCCTTTTCCAATAAAATCCAAAACTGGGTCCATTTTATCCTCCTTTCGTTAAATGATTCGTACTTTAATCCTGAACCCTGTCTCCGGGAATGTCCCACTTGAGCCTGACAAGTCAAGCGCTTCAAGTGCCTGAGCAATCGGGTGGTCACTGGAACCAGCCTCTTTTAGAGTACCATCACCGGCGCAAGTAAGGAGGTCCCCTACGGAAACATCCTCGTCCTCTGCCAGCAGGGCGTAAACTTCCTCACCTCTTTGGGCGATCATTACCTGTACAGGTTCATTGGCAGAATAGGCTGTACCAATTCCACGACCCTGCAACTCGTCCTCCAACGCAACCATCGGAATCGCGAAAGCCCCGTCAGCAGTACACTTCTGTACTTTACCATCGGAACGCAATTCCACGAAATGACCGGGAGTGATAGCGGCGTGAGCCGGATACTCCGCAATTACGTCGAGGTACTTCTTCAACTTAATGGTGTTTTTTGCCATCATTTACCTCCTTCTTATTGAGCTGCTACTCCCGGAGGTAGCAAAACCTCGTCAGTACCAGCAGTGTTAACATTGAATCCCCCGGCTGATAAGGTGTAATCCCCGTCAACCTTCGTAACAGATTTTGCCAGCTTTTCCAGCATTGGCGTTCCCATGACCTCCAACTCCTCTTTCGTCCAAGCGTCAGCGGTGTTAGTCATGATAGTAGTCACCATAGCATTACGACGTGCCTGATGTAGGGTCAGACCGGATTGAAATTGATCTTTCATCTCTGCGGGAAGCAGGTTGATAAAATCCTCCGGTGTTTTAAGGCTGTTTTTCAAGGCTTGTTGAGCCTGAGCAACGACCTGTTCAGTGTTGACCTGTGGTTCCACGGTAACCGGTTCCAGTTTTGCCAACTGGTTATCATCCAATCCCATGAGAAACTCACGGTCTGCCTCGTCAAAACGGGTAGCCTGATTATTAATCAAAGCATCCACGCGTGACTCTTTGCATTTCGTCATTTTTGATCCTCCTTTATTAGTTCTTACAAATGAATTAACCGCGAGGTATTCCACTTTCCGTTTTACCTTCTGTGGATCACCTACATTGGACACCGTCCCCTCCTCATATTCGTACATTTGCCGCCACAACTGGGTCTCTTGTCCCTGTTTAGCCTGCTCGTATACATAATAGTCAGGTCCGACATCCAACAGATAATGGTAAAGACCATCCCGGTCTTGCGTGTACAATTGTTTCCTAACCTCGTCAATCTGACCCATCAAAGAAACATTGTTAAGTAGGGTTAAGGCAATACCCTCCCGACGAATAACGTCAGAAATTGCCTGCAAAGTTTGGAGTTGTTGTCCTTCCATTGAAGTTTCCTCCTCTTGTTGGTGATTTACTCGTATTCCGCATCCATCATCCCACGAACAAGCCCCCTGCTCGCCGGGCAGTAAAGCAAGGTGATCCGGTCTGTAGTTTTTGGCAACTGCTAAATACTCCTCATTGTTCCACGTGCCCTGACTTTCTTCATCATCAGAAAACACGCCCACGCTTACCTCCAAGTGACGCCCCTGCGTTATATAGGCGCTCACTGTAGGAAACTGGTTCTTTAACTTATCCTTATTCAACCACGCCTCAGCTTTCAACTTAGACCCGTCCATATAGGTGTTGTAAATAACCCCTATGTTTTTAGGGACCTGCTGCAAACTATTGGCAGATATGAAGTTCCCGGACTCGTCAGTTGGGTGGGTCACCGTGACCGGAATACCATTCCAACTTGCTTCGTATTTACCTAACTCATCAGCAAGGTGTAGGACAGGACCCCTGCTACCGGAATGAACGCCCTCAACCATCATAACCACGGGAACAACCACGTAGTCAACCCCGTTGAGTTTCTCCACCCTGACTGAGTAATTGGTTTGTTTATTACTTTGAATTTTCATCCCTTTTTTTGTTTTTGATTCTTTTCATTTGAGGCTCCGGCCTGTTCTTTTTACGGACAGCCCTGATCCAATCCTCGTTGTGGTTATCATCTTCTAATTCAACTGATTTACTCCCTTGCCCTCTCATAAACAATAGTATTTTGTTGATCATCCCTAATAGTTAAGTGCTTATCCTCCCCGGAGAGTATATCATTTGGTATATTATCCGGGTAGGCCTTACAATAGTAGCGCTCTGTAGACTCATCTCCATCATTTTTAACACCAATGAAGAATTTACACTTTCTTTTATAACATATTGGTTCTGCCAGCATTTTTTTACAAATCAATTCGTTTAGTAATCATTGATTCCACTAATTTTTCAATATTTTCCGGTAAATCCCCCTTTTTATACAGAGGACTTGTATAGGCGCAAAAAGCCTCAGCAAATGCCTCATACTGATCAGTTGAAGCATACACACTAATTTTTCTATCAAAGAAACTTGGATTTTTTTTGAGAGCATCCATACAAAAATCACGCCATGGTTTTTTTGTGTCAAACTTCATAATCGACAAATGTACATAATGACCGAACTCATGCCGAAAAGAACCAGCATAATCGTTAGATACATTATGGGCGGTGCCAATATTTAAGGTGGGAGTTGAGCGCACCAATGGTTTGTTTCCCATAGAAATTAGGCGGGTGCGAGTATTATACTGGGCTAAAGTATTGACATTATTAAAAGTAGAACCTATTTCAAAAAGCACCCCTCCGGAGTAACCCTTTTTCATAACCATTTTTGCCAAAGTAGGGTTATTTTTATACATATGACTTAATTCCCTACCTATAACATTAAGACGGACTATTTCCGAGTTTCCAAATTTGGAAACTTGTCGTTTAGTCATGTCACTCCTTACATTATACTTAGTTTGTAATTGGTCCAATAACGAATCAACTGTATCCGACTCCTCCCAATCATACTGAGACGCGTCGTTCCAGTCAACCCCACCACCGGTTTTCTTTTTCTTCACCGGGGTCACATCCAATGGCAAAGCTATACACCGGCACTGAGGATGGACTGGTATTAAGTTTTTGACATCCTTCAAACTAAACTCCTTACCATGCAAACTGGCACAAACCGAACAAACCTGACCATCCTCTACTGTGGCAAACTCAGCCTTAATCGTAACGCCTTCCAACGCCCAATTCTCATACTCCTGAACCATTCCCCGATGGTGACCACGAATAACTTCTGTCCGCGCCAATATGGTTGCCCGACGTTTAGCCGGTATGAATCTTCCTAACGAATCGGACATGCTCAAATCACCACCGCCAATAGTTTGGTTTAACTTCCGGGCTAATAAAGCAGGACCATCACCATCCAATAAACCCTGAGCAAGTACCCGACTTATCTGCGTATCCATTTGACTGGTGATACCTTTCAATTCACTAAACACCCGGGAATAAACAACACCAGCCCTGTCCAAATGAAAAGGAGTTGCCATTACTGAATCAATACCCCCACTCTCTGTCAAATTAGGTACATTGTAGCCAGCCTTTCCCATTTCATACCGGGCACGCTGGACACCTCTCTTGTAGGAATCCTGTAAGTATAGGTTGGTCCATGGTTCTTCTATTGCCACCCCCCACTGTTGAGCCTGACCCACTTGTAATATGTCATTGTTAATCTGCTCCTGCAACCAATTCATGAAGGCCTCCACTTTGTCTGAGTTACGCGTAAATGTGAATGCCCGAGGTTGTACATATAAACTCATTTTAAAGGCTTGTAACGAACTTTCGTTAGTTGCCTGCCCCTTTATACCAAAAACATCCAGATCTACTATTACAACCTTTATTTTGCGCTGTAGAACCGAAAAACGACGCTTCATTTCATTGGCAAAGGCATTACGCAGGGAAGTAGTCCGGGTTGGATCATACTTCTCCGCCCGGTAAACCTTTAGAATACCGACCGGTTGCGTAAACTTATATGCCTTTAATACCATACTCATTACTTAGTCCTTTTCATTGTGGCTATTTCCTGCTCATCCTCTTGTTCCTGCTCATCCTCTTGTTCCTGCCCCTCCTCTTGTTCTTCCAATCCCTCATCCTCTTGTTCCTGCTCATCCTCACCCTCTGACCAATCATCCTTCATTGCTGCCTCCATCATAGTATTGATTAAATCAATTTCATGACGTGACATTCCTAAAAAGTACTCAAAAAATGCTTCCGGTGGTACAATTTCAGTAGCAAGGGGTTGACTTACATACTCTTTCAATGCAGTTGCCCGAATCCTTCCAGTCTCTGCCCTGTCCTTATCCTTCACGTTAGTCAGGTCTGACCATTTTAAGGCATACTCAACCTCATACGTAGTTATTGCCTTGACCAACCTCAATCTGTCAATGAAAGGATGTACAATAACAGCCTCTACCAGTTCTTCCCGGCGAGTTTGTATATAGCTATTCCATTGATCGGTGTCCTGATCACTTGACAATTCGCCACGCTCTGATCCTACTAATATTCTTTTAGGAATGCCGGTTGCTGCAGAAATCATCTGTATTTGTATCTCCACGTGGTTCAGGGGGTCGGATACCTGAGTTTCTAAACTACTAACGGTCATGCCCTGATTCATAAGAAACCGGCGTAAACCATTCTCATATTCATCCAATTGTGTACGAAACGCCTCCTCATCTGCCGGGGTCATTTGAAACTCAGGATCAACCTTAGCATCGTACCCGGGTCTTGCGCCTTTCCAAAACATCTCAGCACTGCCGCCCGTCAGCTTCTCAATATCTTCCAACCGGTTAAACACCTTTTTGAGAATTGGTGTTCCATTGATTGTATCTTTCAAACAATTGTACGCCACATGAATTACCCGGGAATAATGCACCTCTACCGTTTTGGATTCGCCCATAGTAGTAAAAGTCAAATGGTAAGTCTGTGGCAGACCATACCGGGCACTGCTGGTGTTCTTATCCCACGTAGCAATTGTGGCTGTTAGTTGGGAGAATGGTTTCACATATAGTAAGGAACTACCAATCGTTACCGGTTTATCATAAGTATCCATCTTCGCGTCTGAAAACCCGAGGTATAGCACAGAATATTCACCAATACAGGCCAATTTATCCAACCGAATGAAATTATCTTTTAACTTGAGTTTCTTAACCAACCCTTTCCAATCCTTCTCAAACGGGGTATCCTTAACATCATCCGACTCAACAACCATTAAATCCCCTTTCCAAGTCCGCTCAACCGGTCGGTCAACAATAGCACTGGCAATATCCAAACGCTCATACTTTAACCAATAGTCATCAAACACCAAGTCTTGTTTGTAACCAAGGGTTGTATATAAGTCACGCTTTCCATTAAACGACATTCCCATTTGTCGGGCTAATGTAGAGCGTCGTAATAGCTCACCAGCCATCATAATTGCTAACTCTTTATTTGATGTCGTTCTTTTCATTACATTACTTTTACTCGTTTCTTAGCCATCAACTTACTGAATGCTCCACCGGCACTATCAACTTGATCCTTATAAGTGGAGAAAGGGAATAATTTATGTTCATCAATAAACTCCTTATTCCATGGTGCCCGGAGCAAACTAACATTTCCATCATTGACCTGTACCGAATAAGGGTCAGCCCGGTAAACCTTATCACCAACAGGACGTTCTGCCTGCACGGTGAATCCTGCTAAATTCCGGGTAGTGGATTCTGCAGACTCTTTTCCGCCACTGCCGGGTTCCTGTTCATGCCATACCTCAACCTCACGACCATCTGCCTCAGCAGTAATACGAATTATGGACTCTCTTTCCTCTGACGACCATCTGCCGCGCTTTACATCCATTACAATAAACCGATTGCCAGTTAATACCGCCATCTTCGTACCAACCGTGTAAGCTGGACCCCGTCCTCTGGTCTTGACTATTTCAGCAGTGCCTGCTTTATCCCAGTACCTTACAATCCTAATGACATTAACCGGGTTAGGCATGGACTCAACTATACTAAATCGGTCAACCTTAAACATGCCTCCTGTAGGTTTGGTTGGTGATTGGCCTATTTGTCCGGCATATCCATATTGTCCTAAATCAATTTCCAATTCTTTCAGAGCAGTTAAGTTTAAACGCTCAGGGTCCAATAAACCATCCACATATTGAGCTACCAATTCCGGAGGGTTGACCCGTGATGAGTCTTCCATTATCTCACCGGGTAAACATATATGCTTAACTGCCTTACCCTTTTTCTTCAACAAATGACCGGACGGATCATCCTCGTGTAATCGTTGCATAATACCAATGGTAGGCACACTTTCCTTATCAATCTTACGAGTAGTCAGGGTTTGGTCTAACCAACGATTAGTATTAACTAACTCTACTTCTGATACCGATTGGTGTGGGTTTAGTGGGTCATCCCACAACAATATGTGACCATGAAAACCGGTGAGAGAACCACCCACTGATGTACTGAACCTATTGCCTCCATGCAAGACCCGGTGACGCCTTCCCGGAACTACAACTTTTTTTGTAATCCGGTAATTACTCTTAGTATCCTTATCCTCCTTCAACTCCAACTCCGGGTAAACCATTTCAAACCTCTCACTCCTGATCAAATCCCTACTATACTCTGCTGACTCCAATGACAAGGTTGCTGAATAACTCACGGTGATAAACTTCATCCAAAACCACCGGGTCCAACACCATATCGGAAACATAACCATTACTATTGATGTTTTGGTTGTTCCGGGAGGTATATTGATTAATAGGTCGTATTCTTTGGGTAACCCTTCTGCTACTCTTTCTGCTACTTTTTGTAGTTCGTCACATAGGTATGGTATATGCCAATTTACCTTTAACTCCTCTGATGATATTTCAGGCCAAAAGAATTTGAAGAAATTAAAGAAACTTCTGTTATTTAGTGCCCGGACTATTAATAACGGGTTTTCTATTGCCTTTTGGGCAACTACCTGTTTTGCATATCTTGTCCGGGTTAATTCCATTTCCTTTAGTTTTGGCTTACCATTTGTTCCTTTTGGGCTTTCTTTAGGCCAAGTTTTAGTAGGGCTTGTAAGTCCTCATCTGTAAACTCTTTTTCGTTGGTCAGTTGGTCGAGGTATTGAATATCAATCTGCCCCTTTATGGTATGCTCCACCTTTGTTATGTCTGACCATAATTCCCGTTGTCGGATGTTTAGCCACTTTAATGCTGCGTAGGAGTCAGGGGGGTAATGTTTTGTGATTGGTGTTTGAATTACCTCTGTTCTTTTTGTTTCCTGATTGTAGGCTGTGGTAATATGGGTGTCCGGGCAACTGTAGCCTACTGCTCGTTGATATAAGGCGTAAGCCACATTAGCGTCGGCCTCTGTTCTCCCTTTTTGTAATGCTTTTAGGAACTCCGGTTGGTTTTGTTTCCAGTAGTCGATTGTGGTCTGATTTACTTCAAATACTACAGTAAGCATCTTTTCCGTGACGCCCAGTAAACTCAGTTTATAGGCTTTTTCTGCAAACTCCGGTCTGTATTTACCGGTCTTTGTTTTGAAACCTTTTTTCGTGTACATAGGGGTTTTGTATTAATTTTACTGCTTTAGAGACGGTAAAATTAATATAAACCTTTCAGAGGTTCCAAATGAGGAAAGCAAATATATTTTTAACTACTTAGGAATGACAAGGTTATTTTTCAACTCAGGGATTTTGCTGAGTATTTTCCAAATCTTTTTAGCAGCATTCTGTTTGTTTAATGCCGACACGTAAAATGTGTCCTTTTTTTGATAGGCTTTCTGCACCTTTATGGTCTTGCCCTTTGTATTGGTCATTATGTTCCGGGAAACCAATTGATAATACAACTGGCGGAGGGTTAAGGTGTAACCATCCGCCATGTACTCCTCTAATATGGAGTTAACCAACTCCAGTTGTTTCTCGTTAGCACGGCTCATGCCTAATTTTGAGGTGTATTCTATTCTCATGTCTTTGAATTTGTCATATTATACAAACACTAAAACACTTCCCACAAAATAAGTACTAATTTTCTGCCCAAACCTCCACTACTTTGTCCTTAACTTTGTCAAAGATATGAGCCCTGAGCACTGAATCATCAATCATTTCCCGGTAACTCCGAGCCTCTTTTAAAGTCTTGACCCCTTCCATCAGAGCTGTGGTCCGGGTGTAGTCATTTAATGGGCGTGGTTGTTGTCGGAAAGCTATATACACTATGTAGCGATATTGTTTGCTCATTTTATATGGAGTAAATCAATTAACCGGTGTATGATAGTTTGCAGGTCTTTGTAATCCTTTTGGCGGTTCATCTGACCTTTTGCTTTTATTACCCACTCAACTGTGGTGTAGTGGAATTTCTCAAACTCGTACACTACCAAACCGGGGTAGTCAGGGTTGGTGTGGGCGCAATAATCAACCGGTCCCAAATTACCAGCAGGATACTTTACCCAAACATCCACGGAAACGCCCCTGAACTCAAATGTAAACGGCACTTCTCCGGGAGGTATGTATTTATATTCCTTCTTATTTGCCTCAGCTAAACCGCGTAGTATTGCCAGTAAACAATCATCAGGGTTTAATAATATGAGGTCAATGTCCTTTATAGTGGATTCATCCACCAGTCCCTGCACAGCCAGTGCCAAAGACCCGGTAACTATAAAACCGGAATGACGACCATTGAACAATTTCTTTAATTCCTGTAATTCGTGTTTAAACTTTGTCATTTGATTAATGATTTAATAAGTGTGTAGCGGGAGTGGGATTCGAACCCACGGCCTCCAGATTATGAATCTGGTGATCTGACCACTGATCTATCCCGCAATTTAACGGAGGCGGAAGGAATCGAACCTTCATCCCAATCACTTAGTGACGATTTTGGCCTACTAAACTACATCTCCGAAACAACCCTACATTTTTAGTTCAAGTTGTTAGCGCTGTGACCGGTACAGGACTCGAACCTGTGGGGTGTCTCTAATCCGTTGACCCTACCCAATTGAAGGGGTAGTTATCGAATCAAACTCCGGTCGTAAAATAGGGAGGGAAGACTGGGGGTCTTTTTAAGTGGGAAAATTGAAATTGAAACGGAACAGAGCTACAGGTAAAACCCTCCCTAAAATCTTAAAAACAGGGGGCTGTGTGTTATCAAAACTTTAACCCCCTGCTCAACATGGACTCACTCATAGAAAGAACGCCTTTTGCTACAATGCCCCTTATTATACAGGCCGTGACTTATTTGCTCAAAATTCAACAACTCTATTTATCCAACCAATTTTTATTCGGTGACGAATCCATCCACGATTCCCCTGCAATTCCCGCCAACTAATACGACCAGCCAGATAAGTAGCATACACCTCCCACTTATCAACGGAATTACCACTTTTATAAAGGTAAAACTCATTGCCTAAAAAAGAACGATGAAACTCGATGTATGGTATTTCACCCATTTTTATTGCGTTTTTGTATGGTTATTTCTTTAAGCATGCAGCTATAGTAACGTAGAGCCTTAGCAGGGTTAAGACCTAATTCCCGACATAAGGCACTGAAAGATATATCATTCAACCTATTCCTTTGAAAAATAGCTTCATGGAGTTTGTCAAAACTTTGCCGGTCAGCTTCCGTTTGGATATTACTCCTACTGACCAAACCCCTCTTAGCAAAGAAATGATCATAATAACCTACCGGGGCTTGACTATCATTAGGTTTAAAATCAACAGACTCCTGCTTAATTGGAATTGGTTTTACCTCCCTAAACTCCTCATACACCATACTAATCGTTGTGTTATGTAATTGCTCTAATCGGGCACGTTCCATAGCTATTTCCAATAAATTTGCCACCACTTTAGAATGATCCATGAATTTAGATTGACCATCCACCACCAAGGTGTACCCCAATATCTTTAGTTTCTTCTCATTTAACATAACTCACCCCTTTACGAATGCCAATAGTGAAAGTTTTATCAGCATACATAGCAAGGTCCGGTTCATGCGTGATTATCAGGAACTGTAACCCTAATTTCTGACTCAATTCCTTGATCATCTTACTGGCCTGCTCCTGATAATTAACTGACAAAAAGCGCAAAGGTTCATCAAGTATAATTACCGCCCGGGTTTTTGGTACTTTCATTGACCAACTTGCCACCCTCAATGCAAAGGATGCTACATCCACAGCCCCATAGCCGGTAGAATCCAACGGGTCCAACAACTCCCCGTTCCTTTCAAAAAATAAATCACACTCAGTCTTATTACGCCTCTCAACGAAGTCAGCCACCAACCGGTAAGCATTATCTCCAAAAACCGCTTCCAACGCAAGACTGGTCACATCGCTTATATGAAACTGTAATTGTTGTTGAGTTCGTAGACCAACTTCCCTGACGATTTCCCGGGCTTGTTCATGACGACGTAATGACTTCTTCAACTCGATTTCCCGGGTAGTTGCTAATGCTTTACGGGACCTTATGTACTCTAATTTACCCTTGTCTTTGTTAAGACATTCCCGCAGGGCTAATACCACATCATCCATCTAACTGCTCATTTAAGTCAGTATAAGACTCTCGTAAATTCTGACCTAACTCTTTTATTTTCTTGTTAGCATCATCCAAGTCATTTTTGTATAATTCCAACAGGCTTTCAGCAGCTTTACGTGACGAACAATTGAAATCATTTTTTAATTGAACCATCAATTGCTCTTGTTTACCGGTAGCACTTGCCAATGCTTTTTGTAAACGTTGCATGGCTTCTTTGATTGTGAATAATTCCTTAGCTTCCATCATCCAATATAAATTAATGTTAATATGAGTGCTATCAGTATAGCAATAGCAATAGTTCCCACCAAGAAACATATACCATAGCCGACTTGCTGCTCCTGCAGAAAATCGCGCAATAAAGGGTCTGACTGTTTATTTTCTTTTTTCATGATTCCAATGCTTTATATATGATTGACTTAACTTCCGGTCTGACTACATTGACCTCCAAAAACCTTCTTAGATTCTCCTCAAAACTCAATACTGATTCCCAATCATCGTTCAACTTAGATATGAATGCTTGTATACGGGAATCCCTTTCCTCTTTGTCAGTTATATGTTCCCTACTAACCACACCCTGCTCAATTGGTATGTAATGAGGAACCGCCGTATTAGCCTGAGCATCATACAACCAAACTGCCGGCTTATAGTCCTGCTGATCCGCTGACTGTCTCATCAAACTTCCCGGGTTTACCAGTAAACGCCCATCCAATCGCGTGACAAAAGGTTGGTGATTATCTCCGGTAAGTATAAGATCAAATTCTTTGTTACGCATTAACAATTTAAGGGCATCCGGGGTGGTCACTCCGGGAAAAGGTGAAGAAACCGACCATGTAAAAACATGCCAAACTAATATTTCCCGGTCAGACATACCCGGCCTAATTATTTTGTAATTTGATTTTGGTTTCTCATCTCCCCAATGACCCGAACGGAGCACATGTAAAACCCTTGCTGCCTCCAAAACAGCAATACCACTCTTACTGGACAATTCCATATTATGCTGAGGCAGGTCATGGTTGCCATAAACCGTGTAAAAATGATCTGGTAAACATTGTATTGTTTTAGTCAGTAGAAAGGGGCTTGGTTTCCAATGATGAAATAAATCTCCGGCATGCAAAACCGGGCAATTATACGTTTGTTGAAGTCTGCTGACATACTTAACTTTCTCAAACTGTGTGTTCAAAAAATCATCAGTCCTACAAACCGGCTGATCATCTCTTAAATGCCAGTCAGCCGTTAATATAGCATCAACTCTATTTATTTTATTGATTGTTCTTTTCATCTGTCCAATTATGTTGTGGAAATTCTATGTCGTTTTTACCAAACCAATTTTGTAATAAGTAGCGAGCATGCCAGTACGCCCCCCGTAGAGGCACATCCTTAACCCTGCTATCGGGCAAATTATTAATAAATAGTTTTGGTCGGAAATCAACAAAATTAAACAAAATAGGACCCTCAGTTTCCTGTAGTGTCAGAAAACGTCGTTTATTCCTGTTCAGACCATGACTCAGGACATAACGACCACACCTACTACGAACCTCAACCATACTCATAGTTGAACCTCCCAATACTTGTAAAACAATTCAAAATAAATCCTTTTTTGGATTATGGAGAAACCGAAACCTAATAGAGAGCAATCCCAGTGACCCCGGTCGATCATACCCACAGAAAAACCAATTACATTCTTTGAGAAGAAAAGATTTAGGAACCCAAACATATGTTTAATTTTTAATGATTACATAGTGGACATTGTTCCGGGAAATTATCGTGATAAATTTTTTCAAATCTTGCCAACTCCCGCTCATCTCTCACCTGATCTCGTAATACATCATCCATACGGGTCAATATAGCTGACAAATTAGAAAAGTCTTTTTGTAAAGAATCCCGGGTTTGTGCAAAAAGAACATAGGTCTCATAATCAACCATCAATTTATCCAATTTTGACTGACTTGCTAAAATCAAATCCAATTCTACAAGACCATCCATCACAACCGTAAGTTTGTCAATATCCTGTTGAATTTGCCGCCTCTTATTATACCAATCCTCAATACTTTCAATTAAATTAATAATGGATTGTATTTGATCCCTATTGACAAGCTCCTTATCCAACTCAGTCAATTGATTTAAGATTGAAACTAATTTAGAATTGGTCTTGCCTAATCTTTTAAAATCACCAACCATCATTTCCAATACTTCTAACTCAGCCTCAAACTTAGGTAAATGATCATAGGCGTTCATTGATTCACCTAACTGCTCAATTTCCCGGGTGGTATTCTCCAATTCCCGACCAACCGATAGTATACGACTATTCAAATTAGACAATGCGGCGTTAATTTGACCAATATTAGCGATAGCGTTAAAATGGTTTGCCACTTCACCGGGGCTGTTTGATAATAAAAAACTCTGATCCCCCTGAAATTGATAATTGACCGGACTCATATTCAAAGCCCTGACCACCTCCTCGGGAACCTCAGTTTTGAATGCCGTAAAATCAACAACCTCCTCCTCTGACGCCTCCCGGAGAACATAAGAATTAACATCACCCTTATTACGACTAATATGATAATCATCAAACTCAACCCCTACATGAGTGTTACCACCCCAGTGACTGCGAAATGCCTCACCACCAGGCCTGTTTAATACCAACCACTTCAATGCCCTAATGATTGCCGACTTACCGGAATCAGAATTGCCAACAATAATATTAACGCCGGGGTGCAACTCCAACTCTGTGGATTTATGACTTTGAAAATTTTTTATTGAAATGAACCTTATCATTTTTTCGCGTTTTAAAGACTTGTAAGAGCTTTTAATAAAAAACCATATATGGATACCATTTTAAAAAGAAATGCCATTACAACTGAGCTTTTCGCTGAATTTTATAATATTTGAGGGTTTGAGACTGCTCCATTGCCACCAAGTAAATTGCTAACGCATCAGCAACCGCCTCGTCCCGGAACTTAACCCCAGTCCATGGTACTTTTAATTTCCTACCAACCGCCTCAATCATCTCTGCCTTAGTACATGACCGGGTTCCTACTACAATTTTTTTGGAGTCATCCTCTGAATACATTTCCACCGGTAATTGAAGACATTGAGTCATGGTCACGACTATTCCCATCACAATACCAATCATCACAGCTGCTTGAGCGTTTTGGCTACCGTGGGGTATTTCGCTAACCACGTAATCCACATCATACTGCTTAATTATGCCCAACAACTCCCTGACAATATCGGCGGTTCTCTCTGCCCGGTCATCTGACTTGCGTATTCTTTTCTTCTTTGCTGAGGGTTTAGTAACAATTACCCCAGTGGCGTATACTCGACCACTGACAGCCACCACAGCCCATCCCCATGCAGTAAAACTGGGGTCATTAGTTAGTACCCTCATCTCAGCTTGTTTTTACGGGAATCCTTTTGAAATTTTGACTCAATTTCCTCCCATAGATCAATCACCTCATCCTTCAACTGACGCTCGTAACCATCCTCCTCAATCATTGCTATTGAATCCTCCATTGATACTGCCAGTTTCTGACCACCTAAACTATAAGTAGTGTTTTTGGTGAAATCCTTAATAAATTGAAGGTTCTGCCGAATGTCGTCAATACCATAGTCAAATAATATGGTCAACGGTGCTGTACGATAGGGTTTCCAAACACTTGACTTAAATACCTCAACCTGAGTCTCAACTCCAATAACACGCGTGACTTCTTTCCCTGCTACGGAGGCCTTTGTTTTTATCTTTTGAGGACTTGAGGTTCTCAGTCGCAAACTGGCATAAAACCCAATTGACTCACCACCCGGACTTCTCCACCTCTGACCATAAGGACCAGCATCAATGTTTTCCCGGACCTGATTGGATGCTACCATCAAATAGTTTTTTGCCGTAAGAACCCTGCAAGTCCTGCGCAATTCTTCACTAAACTCTTTCGCCCGACGCATTCCCATTTTATCGCCTTTATCACTTTCCATCTCCATGTCAGTGGATAATGCTGCAAGGCTGTCAGCAAACACACCATGTATCTTTTTAGAACTTGTCGGTTTCCAATCTCTGACCATTTGAAACACCTCCGGCACCGTGTCAGGGGTCCCGTAAGCAATATCATCAGTATCCAAATCAAACATACGGGCAAACTGCCTGTTCAAACGAGCCTCCGGGTCATGAAACTGAATTTCACCACCTTGTCGTTGAACCGCTCCTGCTATTTCACACAAAAGCACTGTTTTACCGGAACTGCTCGGTCCGAAAACCTCAACTAAAATACCACCGGGAATACCTCCACCCCTTTTACGACCTCCACTTATAGCAAGGTCAAGTAAGGTGCTGCCTGTGGAAATCATTATTTCAGAATTTCCGTCGTATGGTTTCTTTTTTTCCGCTACCCGGCGTTTTATCTCCAATTTTGGAGTCTTAGTCCTTTGCATCATAGTAAACTATTTTCAACGCATTTTTGTAAAACAACTTTTCTCGTTATGGTGTCATCTTTTGGCCACCACCAGCCCTCATCCAAAACATGCTCGGGTTTCTGAGTTTTTAATTCAGGCAACTCTTCAATCATCTGCTCAACCCTTGCCATGTAGAACCCTTCCCAATGATACCCCAAACTTTCACAAGTGTGTAAAAGTACATGACATAACCCTGCCCACGATCTACCACCATCGTATAGTTGGGTGGCTTTTTTATAAACTAAATAACGTTGGTATTGGTTTTTTAGTGATTTCATGACTTTTCTTTTTAAAACAAAAAGGGGTGGTTTAAAAATCAATCTAAAAAACCACCCCCGAACTAAAACAACGCCTACTTACCCAAACGGGCTTGTTCGTCTAAACAATCCTCCCAAACATCACAGGAATCACAATCTTTGTGTTTTTCGCAGTCATGCCCAAACTTATGACCAAAGGGGCATTTGTTAGCATCACCGGTTGATTTACCTTTCTTTATCGGAGGTGCCGCATCCTCGTCCTCATCATCCTCAACCGGAGCTGGTCTTCTGCGAATCGGGGCATCTGCTGACTTTTTACTCGGTTTTGAAGGGGGAGGTGTGTCATCCTCATCCTCATCATCCTCATCCTCAACCGGGGCTGGTTTTCTACGGATAGGTGCCGGAGGGTCTTTTTTATTAGAACGGTTGACCGGAGGCGCTTCATCCTCATCCTCATCACCCTCATCCTCATCATCCTCATCCTCAACCGGGGCTGGTTTTCTCTGACCACCAGCATCTTTTCTTTTACGGAAATTAACCACCGGTTCCTCCTCAATGGAATCGTCTTCAGTCGCTGCAGTATCAGGAGCATCCAATTCCAAAAACAATGCTTCCAATTCTTTGTACGACTTGATGGTCAACATCTCGTCCAAATTAGGAATATGTTTCAAAATGGAGTCATCAAACTGCTCCGGACGTTCTTCAAAGTCAATCCGGGTTGCCTCTGAAAATTTGTTCTTACCAATGGCTTGTTCCTCAAACCGGACTTTCAAAGTATAACCGTCCTCATGGTCGGGAAAATTGTTGAATTGTGGATTTTCCTCCAATTCTTCATTCAGTAATTTTTGAAAAAGGTAGTGGGAAATATCCCAAACCATTATCTTCTCGCCATCCTTTTTAGTCTTGACCATTATGGCATAAAGATTACGCTGACTGGGGCGTAACGGGTCAGTGACTTCCTTTGAAGCGCCTTCCTTAATCATTTTTTCCCGGGCCTCACAAATTGGACAACGTTTGCCAAAGCTACGAGGACACACCACCGTATCATTTGCGGCACCAATATTCCGGTGAGTTTTGAATGGTAATTTATACCACAATTCTCCGGGGATAGCAATCTGCCAGTCGTCATCACGGTCAGGGTGTTTATCCATGGTCACCAAGTACGGGAGGATATCAATATGAACCCGTCCGGGTTCCTCTTTGAAAACATTTACACCACTTGGTAATTTCAGGTAGCCATAGTTAGACCCCTGACTTTTCTGACGATTTGTGTCCTTTCCCACCTTATCGCCGAACCTACTCTTTTTTTGAATTTTCTTCATTTGATTTTTGAATTTTAGTTTTTCTGTTAAAAGTATCCATCCACGCCGCCATCTGCATGGAAGAAAGTAAGTATGTTAAGAACATGAGTATTGGTATACCCAGTAGAATACCAATCACATATTTCAGTATAATAATCATCTGCCCCTCCTCATAGCCTTGCCTACAGCCTCATTTGCCCGCCTTTGGGCGGCCTCGCGAACCTCTGCCAAATCGTGTGGTATTTTAGGTCCGGCAAAGTATTGTTGTCCGTGAAGTCTGACCAAATTCTCCAATGCTGACTTCCGATGTTGGATTGCCTCAATAGCCACCTGTAATAAATTGACCTGATACGTAGCATCCACAAATCTGCTGTAAGCAGTTTTATAATCATCCTGTTGCTGAATCATAGCAAACAATGCAGCCTCAGTTACCTTATTAAGTCCATAGGATTCCGGATTGTTGCGAATTGCCAAATCCAACTCAGCTTTCACCAAGTTTAAATTCTCCTTTGCTAAATCCAATTCCTGACGGGCTTCGGCACTTTTCATGCCATAACGCATCATCAATGAGGGTTGTTCCAACCACTCCAAGTCAAGGTTTGATTCATCAATTCTTAAATCTGCTTCGTAATTCATTTTTGATTAATTTGAATTAACAACACTATAACAGGCATAAACCAGTCCGGGAAACCCTATATTAAAGAATGGTTCGTAAAAACATTCTATAACATAAGCCGCCTGATTACTCGACTGCTTTAATAACACACTCTGCGCATAACCAAGCACATGGCGGCGTACGCCCTCAGCGTCCTGATCCTTCAATCCATTTAGTATTGCGGAAACCCTTTTCCAATCTGACCCACTTATCAATGCCCGGCATAATTCAATGGATTGACTTTGTTCCTCTGCTGCTCTTTGGGCTGTAGCTAAACGTTGAGGGGTATCCACCCTCAACACCTGATCAAGTATTTGTAAGGCATTACGGGGGTGTCCGAGCGAGTCCTGTATAATTTGCTCGTATATGACCTTTGCCAAACTATCCTCCTCAGCTTTTACCACCTTCCGCAAAAGTAACATCATCTCTGAATCTGTTAATAACTTAACCATGAAGGTGCTACAACGTCCTTTTATTGTAGGTAATAATTTTTGAGGATCAGTAGTACATAGAATAAAGTATACATGTTTTGGAGTATCCTCCAATGTTTTCAACAAGGCGTTTTGAGCATCATTAGTCATCTTATGACACTCATCAATTATCCAAACACTGGCAGAACCTTCCACCGGTTTGTAGGTGACCTGCTTCCGTATATCTCGAACGGTGTCGATACCCCGGAAATCTGCAGAATCCACCTCACGTATATCCAAACCAACTGCCCCGATTTCCTCAGCGATAATACGGGCAATTGTAGTCTTACCACATCCAGTTGGCCCGGTCAATAGTATAGAGTGCGGGAATTTCTCCCGTTGATTAGGCACTAACATAGCCTCCAATACGGAAACCAATTCGGTATTACCAAACAACCCACTCAAGGAATCCGGTCGATATTTAAGGTACAAACTCATGCCTTACTCCTTTCAATCAACGAAATAATACTCATAACACCACTTGGTATTGTATTCATTCGTTTAATTTTATGCAACCAAGCATTGTTTACCAAAATAACAGCCGCCAAAAACTCAGCCGGGTCCTCATAGGCTAACAATGATTTTGCAATAAGTTCCGGCATAGCGTTTGAGTCTTCAAATAGCAAATCCAATTGCGCCTCATTATCATCTATCCATGAATCTGGTAATCCAAGGTTATTGGTAATCGATGTAGAATTTTTATTCTCCTCAAATAGAGTTAACAAACTTTTCCTGACTACCCGGAATGCATCTAAAGTTACTTCATCGGTTTGCATTGAATAATTTTTGCTATATTATACAATATTATTAAGGTTGTTTTAAATTTTATAAAAACTTAAATCTGCCCAACTGGCATCAATCTCACCTAAATCAACCTCCACATCCATAGGCACGATAATCCACCGCCAATGCTCAACTAATTCCTGAGTCATGACCTGTTTTATCAATTTAGAAACCCGGACCAATTCCGGAGGGTATATATCAAACACAATAGCATCATGAATCTGACCAATTATTTTGGATTGTAAATTTTGTAAAGAAAATAAATAATCCAACCGAATCAATGCCCACAATAAACAATGAAATGCCACGCCCTGCACCGGGTAATTAATTATGTTGTTTGGTCTTAAAACCCCGGAACATCGGAAACCAGTGAACATATCAAAATAACCCTTTTTCTTATACTCGGCAATCCATTGCTCTTTCCATTTGGAATAAATAGGAAACCTTTTTGTCCAAAAATCATCCTCAATCACCCGAACATGCTCAATATAGTCATCCAAATTTTTAAAACCATTTGAGAGCATCAAATCTCCCAGTGCGAAACCATCCTCAAGTGGTAAACCTTGTCCTTTTCTCCAATTACCATGGTCAGGGAGTTTCCCCCAAACAATGGCTAAATTAATAGCACTATTCTTGTAGTAATCACCATAAAATTGAGGGAAAACAAATGAATTTTTTGCTGCTGATCTTAAAGTAGAATGAGCCGGATTGCTTTTAGTAAAATTAGATAAACCAAATAATTGAACCGCCATATCACCATGCATGTCCGTAGTAGGATCTTTTATGTAACGTAGCATGGTTGGGTCCTTATGATAACACGCTGCTATCCTGACCTCAATACCTTTAAAATCGACTTCCATTAATTGATGACCTACGCGTGGAAATAAAGCCCGGCGTGTTAATAACATAGCCTCTTTATCTCTTTTAGGTATGTTTTGAAAGTTAGGTGAGTCACTACTGGAACGAAAGGTCTTGACCAAATGTAAATTGTAAAACGGGTGTATAAACCCATCCACCTGCTCACGCATAAACGCCCCCAAATAAGTATCACGAACTTTCTTTAATTTCCTTATTTGAAGCAAATCAACTAACTCCGGAATGTCCAATTGAAGTAAGGCATCCTCATCAGTGCTACCTTTACCACTCTCCGTTAGGGTGGTTGGTTTGATTTTCTTTTTATCATATAGAAATGTAGCAAGCTGGTCGTTACTATTGATATTGACCCGTCCTCCAAAACTATTATACCAGTGGCGATAAAATGAAGTTTCAAAAAACCGCTTTTCCAGTAAAGCTATTTTCCGGGTCAAATGATCATGCTTACTTTGGCAATATTCCATGTCGACCCGGATACCCTGACGCTCTGCCCTTGCCAATGCCAAAGCTCCGTCATGAAGTAATCTATAAGCCTCCCGTCGTGTTGGTTTTATAAGCATATCAAAAAGGTAAAAAATCGTAATCTAATTCCTCAATCTGTTGTTCAGCAATCCTGTAGGTATATATAGCGTCCGAGGCACAATACTTCATTAATCTTTGTAAACCATCCTCACTTTTAGTCAACTCCATGATATTATTAAATGAATTGGTATCCGGTGCCTGCAAGTAACGGGCAATCTCTGACGAATAATCAACAATCCCGAGCCGAACATACGCTTGAAACTTTAATCCGGTAACGCCATCTCTATTGTCAAGTAAATGAGACGCCAGCATAGTGTCAAATGCCCATGACTCGACCGGCTGGCGCAACACCACATTGGACCAATGGTCCTCATACTTCATGTTTTGTGCAATCTTATATACGCCCGGGTTTGCTAATAAATCCAAAAAAGGTTTTCTACCTTCTTTAGTTACTGGCATCTTAAATACATAGCAATGAGTAGATGATGTCGCCACAGCCACGCAAACAACACGATGACCAATAGCATGAGGTTTCAAACCAGTGGTTTCATAATCAAACGCTATTGTAGACCCGGTTGGTATTGTATATAAAGGGGTTAGGTCTTCCAAAACCTGCATCGTAAAGTTTGGTTGGCGTTTCCATGGTTCTTTTAATTGATCAACCGCCTTCTTTATGTCTTGTTTAAAAAACAATTCATAGTCGGAACCCTTGGATAAAACAAGACCCGGTGCAAATGTAGGAGCAACGTAACATTTCAAATCCTGATCCGGAATGACAAAACCACGCCACTTATCTATTTTATCCATATCCTTAGAAAAACGTTGACCAATCAAAGAAATGACCGCAGGCATTCCCAGCAGTATTATCAATTTTGGTTGGTACTCTTTGATGTGAGAAAATACAATACGCCTGCAGCAATTCAATTCATGAGGTGAGGGTAAACGACCTCCCGGGTAGCAATTAATTGCGTTGATACTAATACAATCGTTATGTAAATCAATGCCCGCTGACTCCAAACTCTCCTCCAGTAATTGCCCTGACCGGTCTTGCCAATGTTTTCCACGCGAATCATCGGCCTCGGTTGGCGCCTCCCCTATTAGCATTACATGTTTCTTAAAACCACCGGTTGGTTTCATTTTAGCGGTATGAACATCTCTATACAAACCACAGGCAAAACAAGTCAGGGACTTACCACCAACCCGGTGCAAAGATTCAGTTTCCTTTTTACTAAAAAACCCTTGCATACTTAGGATGCTCTTAATATCGCAATATAGACCCAATTTTCACCTTCAAATTTAATACGAGAATCCCCTACTACAGCCTCCAACGTTTCTTTTAGAACCTCGATAAAAAGATAGGGGGTTATGGAGAAAGAAAGGGGGTTGCCGGAAAACTTCATGTTAGCATCCTCCTCAAACCAACCGGTTTCTGACTCAGCCCGTATATTAATGCGATTGTTTGCCACGCTCACCACCACGCTCTCATCCAAGAAATGATCCCTTTTACCCATAACAGCCGCCCTCTCAAGTATTTCCAATATGGTTTGTGGGAATTTGATTTCCGCTCCTGACACCTCAAGTAAACGGGCTATGTCCGGGAAAGACTCCTGCAAAACCCGGGAACTTATTTGAGTACCAAATTCGTTCCGGAAATGAATCCAATTATCAGCAACGGAGACCTCTGTAGGGTTGTAACGCATAATAACTGCTAAATTGGTAGCTGGTATTAAAACCGGTTCTTCCAATTCCACCGGATCGTCAAAATAGGCAACGCCCAGTCGAAAACCATCAGAGGCGGTACAGCCACTCTGCTCAAATTTAACAGCAGTTAATACCGGACGAGACATATCCCTCGACGCGGCACCAATAACCTTTTGTACAATGGCGTTAAAGCTCGTAGGCAAGGTAATCCAATCTTCTGCCTGACCAACCTCCTCCAACGGAAGTGTAATTTTAGCCTGTAGCGCAAAACCCGCCCGGGAACGACCGGCAGTCAATACAATTTCACTCTCTGTGACTTCCAAATCAACTTCATCCTTTTTCATTTTACTGAGCATTTTATACATCTGCTCAGCTTTGATTGCGCCCTCAAACGTCAGACCGGTCACCGGGTGACTTATGCTCAAGTCATCATTGTAAGTCACCACACAACCATCCTTGAAAATAAAAGAATCTGTCTGCTCGATTATGTCCTTACTACCGAGTGCTGGTTTTACAATTTCCAACGCCTCCAACAAATCATTTTTTTTGATCACAACTTTTTTCATCTCTTTGCTTTTTACGGGAAACCCTCCCTATTTTAACATACTGAATTAATTCCTCATCTGTAACTTTTTGCTCCTTTATAAAATGATAACTAACCAAACGAGTATTAGCCCTCTTTTTTGTTAAGGAACGTCCTAATGTTTCATCAACCAACCACGTAGCAAAATACACTTTCATTCAAAAAACCCTTTCATTACTTTTTTAGTATGAAATGCCCACGGCCACTCCGGCATGTTTTGTTCCAAATCCAGAAAGTAAATTATGTTAAGCTCATCACGTTGAACATAGTTGTTGGACAATCCGGGCTCCTCAATGATTTCCAATAAACGGGTTTTAATGCTTTTATCTACTGGTTTCTTCTCTGCCCATTTTTCCCCCGGCTTTAGTTCATCATAAGTTATTGGACGTTTTTCAAATCGGGACTTACCAAGCACAAAACCCTTCTCATGGATGTAATTCATAAAAATAGACTTTTCTACGGGAGTCAAAGTCGTTATGTGCTTACCGGCATCCTTCTGATTAGGACTGCGATTGGAAACCGCTATTTTCCACGAATTTTCATCGTAAACCCACTCTCCACCCTTATAACGAGGAATCATAATAGACCCCAACCTCCCCGTAAGCACCCAGCTTGTTGAGTCAACAGAGTACCACGGGTAGCGTAGCATCAGTGGTAAACTGGTCATGCCAAATGCATGTACTTTAACTTTTGGCAAACCAGTCGAATCAACTAAATAATTGGACCAAATTCTATCCAGATACAAAACCAAGTCGGAGGTTTTTACCAAACCCCCTAAACATATGTAATCATATTTTTCCAACAAAGGAACCAAAAACTCATCAGGGTCACTTCCATGATGGAAAACAGGCAAAGGTTTCAAACCAGCCGCTTCCATTTTCTTCAAATTACGGGCACTGGCAATAGGATTACCAATGACATCCAGATTAGCATAAACAGTAAGTAAATGCTCATGCTCTTTTATGAAGGCTATATAAGCATCAATATCAATGGAAAGACCCTGTGACTTTGCCGAAAACGCACCGGAATCCAAAAACAAATCAATTTTATTAGTCATACAATACTGAATTAAAGTGCCCACATTAAAAAAATCAATATGAACATAATGATATGAATATAAACGACCCACACCGTATGAATGCAATACATGCTCCCGTGATAAAGTACCAGTATTACCAGCAAACCACACTTTCATCGCAACAAACTCATTAATTCCTGCCGAGCCTGCGACTCCGTCATAAACACCCCTCTCATACTGCTGGTGCTCATAACTGAGTTTTGTTTACCCACCCCACGCATCCGCATGCACATATGGGTAGCCTCAATTATACAGGCAGCCCCCTTTGGTTTTAGGTACTCCATAAGGGAATCAGTCACCTGATCTCCAATCCGCTCCTGAATTTGTAAACGCCGGGCAAATATATCAACCAACCGGGCAAGTTTGGAAATACCTATAACCTTTCCGTCAGGTATATACGCTACATGAGCCTTGCCAAAGAATGGTAACATATGGTGCTCGCACATGGAATACAATTCAATATCCTTCAATAGTACAATCTGGTCATACCCACCGGAATCAAACACAGTCAAAACATCCTCCGGTTTCTGCGAATAACCCCGGTAAAGTTCAGACCATGACTTAACCACCCTTTTAGGAGTATCCAATAAACCCTCCCGGTTAGGATCCTCCCCGATAGCAACCAGTATAACCTCAATATTGGTTTTTAACAATTTAAAATCGTCAACAAATAACAATGAACTATCTTCTTTCATACTCCTAACTCCTTTCGTAGTAAACAATTATCACACCTACCACAAGGTGGTGTGAAGTAACAACTGTACGTTTTGTTGTAATCCACACCCATTTCCCGCCCACAAACAATCACATCTGTTTTATCCCAGCGCAATTCGTAAAACGGAGCCCTGACCCGGACTTGATGAGAATATCCGAGTTGACTAATTAAGTTAATAATGTCAACAAATTGGGGTGAATTATCACCCGTAAGCAATTTATAAGACCGACGGTTCATCCATTCCGCCTCACCATATAAATAACCAAGCAACAACTCATCTATTTTATTGGCAGAACAGTAAGCAAGGGCGTATGTTAACATAATTGAATTGCGCCCCTCTACAAAGAAATCAGCATACCGCAATTTATCCCAATCAGCCAACGGATTTACCTCATTTGGTACATAGTTTGATTGGAATAATCCCGGACGAGCCTGCCAGTCATGTATTGGTATTTTTATCACCACAAGTGGGGGTAGGCTTAACTTAGTTATATGATGATTTAACAATTCGATCTGCTTTTCAAAAACAAGCTGACCATAATCAACCGTAATTACGGTTGGTGATAAACCCTTGTATTTGTAAAGCAAAGTGGTGGAGTCTAATCCACCTGTTGCCATTATGGCTGTTTTAGGTTTATGCATTTTTGTATGTCATTAATTTCAAAACCTCGATTTTTAGTAACACTTTCTTCAAGAAAAGCAAGCAGATGATCTACAGGGTTATTAAGCCAATGACCAGACGTATCAATGCCATTAAGCTCCAAAGCCACATATTTACGTAAACAAGACCGACAAATACCACAAGGCTTATGCAACCCCTCATAACAACTAAACGAGTTAGTCAGTAGATAAGACGCAGGGTGGTCTTTCTCAAGGTATAAAGCAACTAATTCTGTCTTAGTTAAATGCTTGAAAGGCAGATCAATAACAAAAGGACCTTGAATCAATACTTTTTGAGTATCGGTAGAAAAGTAATTCAAAACACCCTCTACCTGACTTTTAAACACATAGTCCTTATCTTTAGTCGTATCACCTAATGTAAAACCAAATATGATATGATTAGCGTAATTGGCGGCAACTAATGCCAAAAAATGATTACGAAAAGGTATTATGTTATTTTTCAACGAAAAAGCAGCTAAAGGCATACCCACCTTAATAACTCCGGGAAAGTAATTATCTATTACTGACTGCTCCATTCGATTTTCAGCAGTGCCCATGTCTACGAATAAACACCTCTCATTCGGAATTTGTAGAATAGATTTAATTAAGTAAGAATCCAAACCCCCACTAAACATCAATAAGTTGGCCATCTCACTCCTCCTACATTTTTATCATCTATATAAGCATCAGCTCTCAATTTATCCATAACAAGTGCATGATATTTTATGCCCAGCTCAAATAACTCACTTTCAGTCTGCTTGCGAGTAGCAGATGATCTTGCAGTATAGATAACTATAAAATTATTAGGATCCTCGTACAATTGACTAACTATATTTGGATTAATATTAGCAGTTCCATCAAAATCAATTGCTATAACACGCATCTATCACTTTTATAAGATTAATAACTTTATTTTAAAAAAATGCCGGGATGCTCCCAAAAATAGGCGCAATCCCGGAATAATCTCATAAACATATTACTTCAACTTCGGGTCGTTTTCACCCATAGGTCCATAATGTTTCTCGTACAGTTTGAAACGGTTTATAGACCAACTCTCTGATTTGTCAAAGGTCTTCATCAAAGCAGCCACTAAATCAACTGATTTCATCTTCTTTTTGATGCAATCGCGAATGAAAGCTGTTTGATTAGGTTGGTCATCTTTCTTCTTTTCAGCCGGGAGTTTAGTCTCCGTTTTTGGTTTCTCACTCCCCTTAACAGGTTCCGGGGCAACAACCACTCCCAAACATTCAAACATCTTCGTGGTCAAAACTGACACCTCAAAAATGGTCTTGACCTTGTTTTTGATTGCTTTGAACGAAACATCCTCAGCAACCATGGCTTTCAGTGCCTTAATAGCCTTGTCCGGTTTCTGCCCGGCTGCTGCCTCAATTTTGGCAATCAATTCGGCTTTAGGATCCTCGTCAGCCTCATCCTCGTCGGCATCCTCGTCAGCCTCATCCTCGTCAGCCTCATCCTCGTCGGTATCCTCGTCAGCCGCAAAAGGCCACAATTCCAACTCTTCCATGAACTGCCTGACATTATCAGCAATCTCCGGAATGTCGGACTCTTCCAACAAGTCGACCGCTTCCTTAACTTTCGCTTTCAGAGCATCCTCTTTTACACCAACTACTTTGAGTTTCGGGTCCAGTCCCAATACTTCGTTCAGGCTTTTAGCCACAATTTGCAATTTTTCCAAAGTTTTCATTTTTTGTGATTTTTAATGATTAATTAGATATTGAAATCTTTTGTTGTCATATTATACAACAACTAATCCTTTTGCTAAAAAATTTGTAGAAAATTTTACTACCTTTTTCACACACCCGTCAGCTTGTCCCACAAAACCACGTGCTCCCGAGTACTATACCGAACATTGTACTTCAATGCCATCTGCACCACTGCCGGGCGGTTTATCTCTAATTCAGCCAACGAACCGCCGAGGGGCATTAAAACAATCTGCTGCTTCTTAACCAAACCGGGTTTAAGGAAATCCACCTCAATTTCTTCCCACTCCGATTCATCGGACACCACAAACTTGAACCAGCTATTCGGCAATAAACTGAGACCTTTGATTATCGCCGGTCTGTATTGGCGGTGGCGTGGGTTACCGGCATTGCTCAGTTTAGGGCTATTATTCCAACAATCCACCATTTTAGAAAACAACCGGTTTGGGAGTAGGGTACATTCGTTTTCGACCTCTATATAAGGTTTGAAGGCATACCGCTCCATAAACGCCTGTAAAAAGACTAACAAAGCATTCTGCTGGTTTAAGGGACTACCTCCAGTAAACACTAAACGTTGACCATCATGCAAACGCTCCGGCAAACCAACCGAATCCATTAATGAAAGCAATTCAGTAATGGTGTACGGGTTGCCATACTTCCAAACCTGCTGCGTATCGCACCACCGGCAATTTAGGGTACATTCCTGTAAACGTAAGAATGCTGCAGGAAATCCCACAAAGTTTTCACCCTGAATGGTGTCACAGAAAAATTCAGACACCCGCAAAAAAACACCATCCGGGTCAGGAACCCGGACTTTTGGGTGACTCTTAATGATAGTCGTTGGAAACATACTCACAACTTGTTTTAGGGGTTTCCGACATTTCAATTGAATAAAGGTCCGGGAAGAATGGTTTGAACAATGAGTATATTCTTTCACTCATAAGCTCAACCGTAGGATTTATGTCCGGGAAAACCTCATTAAGGTGCCTGTGATCTAAAACATCATCAACAAACGCCTTAATTGGTTTCAATTCATTGTAATCCCTGACAAAACCAACATCATCCAGTTGAAAGCCTTGCAGGGTCACCTTCAATACATAATTATGCCCATGCAGGCGACCACACGGGTGTCCATCTGCCAAACCAGTCAGTACGTGACTGGCGCTGAAATGGAACTCTTTACTAATTCTCCAACGTTTCATGTTTTATTATTAAAATGTTTCAGTAAAAAACCGGGGGTGTGTTAGGGTCCTCACCCCACCGGATTAAAAACCCGGACCCCCGGTATAACCAACTCAACCGCATTATTATACAACCATTAATGATTTTCATTAAAAAAAACTTTGTAAATAAGGTTTACCACGTCGTAAATTATGCAGAACCCATACGGCATTCATTGGATTGGATTCACCTTCCCTGATAACCAACTCGTTGATTCTCATTATACCGAGTTTCTTTTCCCTGCCCTGTGGGTCCTGATTCAGTCCAAACATTGCTGTAGCATGAGCGTATTTTCGTTTGTCTTCTGAAAAATTAGACATTTTTAACCACTCCCGATCATAGGCATTAGCATCCGCCTGAGTAGCTGTAATCAATAAACAATGACGTTCCTGAGTCAAATTACGTAAGGCCTTCCATATCTCATTCTGCTGATGTCTAAACTCAACCCTACTCTCTGCAACTAACAAATCAGCATAGTCCACAATGATTACGTCGGGAATAAACCCGGATTGTTTCTCCCAAACACTCAGCAACGCCTTCATATTACTTACAGACAAAGTACCATTAGCGTGTGTTGATAAAAGGAAATTTCGTTTTTTATCCACAAAAAACTCCTTTACCAATCGGGACGCCTCTCCCGCCATCAACGGATTGGTTTGTGGTACCTGACTCAACCAAACAGCCCCCCACGCTTTAGTCTGATATTCCTTACAATTAAAACATGGTTTATATTGTGGATTGGTCTGAACCGCCTCTAATAATTTTTCGTAAGTCATTTTTTGACGTAGATAATTGGGCGACAGGCTGGCAAATGGACCAAACCGACCCTCCCGGACTGGTCTATCACAATTATCCAATTGGTTCCAAACACAATCCCGTATCGGTTCATAATGAGCTTGTGTATACTTCTCCCGATCAGACCTCCCGGCTAAATACATGGCAATGCGTCGTAATTGGTCACCTTCTGTCATGTCACCGGCTTGAAAAAATACCACTTTCCTACCCTGACTAATCGCCCTAATAGCAAACTCAAGTAACCAAAAGGTCTTGCCTCTTTTCTCAATTGCCATCAACGCTACAAACTTACCACGAGTTAATTGATGATTCCAAAATTCACCAAGTGCCTTTGGGAATCGCACTAAAGGTTCACCAGCCTCCTCAAAAGCCCGCTCAACCCTTTCAATAACTTCCGGGTCTGCCATATTCAGAGCCATGCCAGTTTGAGTAGCTAATAGTTTATAACTACTGGCAATCTGCTCAGCCTTAATGACTCGTTGTTGTTCGGTTAGAGTAGCATCCAATAAAGTGGATTGAATTTGTTCCGTGAATAAGACTAAATGACGTTCATTAAAGTACGTCATTGCTGACTCGGTTAGGTAAGGCAGATTTAACCCCTCCTCTAAAAACTCATCACTCAATTCCGGAAGTAGGTCCTCCTCAATCTCCTCTGCTAACTCCTTCGGTAACCCGTTCCTGAGTTCGTTGAAGAATATTGACTCAATGTCTTTTCCCGGAGCTTTATCAAACCGGTCGTAATAAGACAAGCACCACACCGCCAAACGTTTTGCTACCTTACTTTCCAGTAGGCGAGTATTCCATAAGGGTTTGACCAACTTAATGAAATCGGTGGATACTATCATACCAATAACAATCCGCCTCTCTATATAACTATTATCAACTGCCATAAGGTTCTCCATCCATTATCTCAAAACCACAGGCAACGCATTGCTGCCTGTAAAACTTTTGAAAAAGTACGTTTGGGAAAGAATATGCCCGGGCAGTTAAATCGTTAATCCAATCCTGCTCCGACAACCAATCTAAATAATCCATGATCAGTATATCCACCGAAGGGATTCCCGGTTGGTTCTTAGCAATTGGTTTTTGATTATCCGAACAATATTGTAGTAAATCCAATAAAGCTAATAATACAGCCCGGTGCTCTTTTACTGGGAGTCTTGTGTCTTGTATAGCCTTACCATACAACTCCTCCTTAAACCACTTCAATCGTTCCCGACCTACTGACTTAAATACTCGTAGTAAATAGGTTGTAATTATTACATCATTATCCTCATTAATTTCTACAACAACATCCGCCTTATGCTTCACCGGGGCAGGGTTTTCATCCAACCAACGTTTACCCTTCAACCAATTCACAGCAAGTGGTACTAAAGTGGGGTCCTGCCATTGGTTTGATTGTTTTTGGTCCTTCAAAGCATGCCGAATTTTAGTCCATAATTCCCTACGATAAACTGGTTTAGTTTTGGTCCAAAGTATATTCCATTCTTTTTCCGTATCAAATTGGCGTTGTTTTCGTGGGTATAGTTTCCAAAATAATTGAAAGGCTGGTATTGTTTCATCAACCGGGTCGACCAATTTATTAGTATTGGATTGAGTTAACAAATCACAATTTTCTTTTTTTGTTATATTTTTTTCTTTTTTAATATTTTTATTTAATATTATTAGGGGCTGATTTCCATAGCATGGTTCCCATATCATGGAAGCCATATTATGGTTTCCATATTGTGGTTGAGTTTCAGGGAGTTCCAAGTCGTAGTGCTCAATTCCGGGAAAACTAATTGGTTTGAAATTGTTTGGAATGTCAGTATAAGCCCACAACGTTCCAGTGAATTGTTTTGAGTTTTTGTCTTTATATCGAATCCTCATTAAGTAACCCAGTTCTTCCAATTCTTTTAGTGACTGGTCAACTGAATTTATTCCTTCTTTCATGCTCAGCCTTAAAGTGGACTTGTAGGATGTCCAACCTTCCCGGTTTGATAACAATATGATTAAAACCACCTTAGCTTTACTACTTATAGCGGGGTTTCTTATTAAATCGTTTGGAACCTGTGTAAAATCTCCGGTTGGAGAAAGGTTAATACTGTCAGGTAATCGGGTTTTGGTTCTCTGCATGGTGGTGAGGTTTGGTTTTAATTTACAGACCATTTATATATTACAATAGGAACACCGGTTCTTTAAATTTTTAATGTTGGACTTAATTGGTAGAGGATAAACTGGCAAAATAGTACAATCACAATCCAATGGACTTTTGTGGGTCATCCCTCTGGAAATCATTTCCTTAGCAAGTAAATCATGTCGTTGTTTTATTTGATTTGGGTTTACTAATCCTTTCTTGATATAACCACTTATAGAGATACCTTTCTTAATGGTTCCTATAAACATATGCATTTCTACGTGCTCACCTAATAAATGACGGTCACATAATAAAGTCGGATCAATACCCCACATCCTCATAGTATACTTTTTACAAGGTAATCGGCATCATCCTGTGACATGGCACCGGGGTCACCTTTTATGGTAATTCTCCATGATTTCACCCCCCTGAATCGTAATTCTTTTACTAATTCATTAGCCTTTCTAATAGCTTGTGGTTCATCGTCGAATAGCACCGGGGCTTTGTTGAAATGCCGCTTAATTTCCCGGACTTGCCGCGGGGTAAACTCGATACCAAAAGTGGCGGCGGCAATTGGTCCTAATCGCCAAACGTCGGTAATACCCTCAACTATAAGACCAACCCCTCTCCACTGAGTTTGATCTCCATATAGTATATGTTTATGGTGGATTATCTCCCGGCTCTTTGGGCATGCCAGATACTTTAATAAGTGGCTGTCAGTAATATCCCTGCCCTGAAAACTTACATCCTGACCATTCCACTGAATCGGGGCTATTATTCTACGGGCATATGATATAGTACGACCTTCACCATCATCTAACATTGCCACGGGTCCGGCACCAATCAAATTCCACTTATTAATAATCTTGTCAGGATCAAAATTGCGCTTTCTTAGGTAGTTTTTATGACTTTCAGTAATTCCCATCAACCCGGATGGTAATTTATAGGGAGTTTTGCCGATTACATCGGTTGTAATTGACTCTTTTATTAATCTGACCCCACCATATTCCCCGACCATTAAACGGGCGTCACGCTCGCTTATTTTAAGCACTGAGGCTATCGCCTTAATTGGTGGTTTCCAACCACACCTCCAGCAATAGAATTGGGCACCATCAAATGTAGCTCCTAAATGAAAACCGGGGTTACCGGTACAAAAAGGACATGGGGTATTCACCCAGCCCGGACGGCAATGTTTATGCCCTTCGGTTAAGTGAATGACCCCGTTATCCTGATATAAGCTCAAAACATCCACGACTTATTATACAGAGAAATCAGTCTTTGCCAAAATTGCTGGCATGTTTTGCATAGTTGTCCAAATACTCTTCCACTGCCAGCCCCGGTTTCTTAATTCCCGGGTCAGGGCACCCCTTGCCATTTTAGGAGCAATGCTTTCCAATTCTTCAAAATTTTCCAGGATGATACGTACCAATTCCTGACACTCAGCAGGCCATGACTTGACCTCGTCCTGAAAGGTTTGGATTTTATCCTCGTAATTTTCCACTGACATTGCTGCATCTTTCAAGCTGGTGCTCTTGTGCTTCATTTCTTGCTTGCAGTAGTTAGTCAAGTGGTTTTGCATACAACGATAAATAAAAGTGGTTGATTTCACCCCTTTTGAGGGGTCAAACCGACTCATGGCCTCAGTGTAAGCCAGCCCGGCCTCACTAATTAGCATTTCTACATCAATTCCGGTGGTTTTGTTGAATGACCACGCTACCTGATAAATAAGATTGAGTTCCATGGTATTTGTTTTAGATTTAACACTGACCCGGTTTCCCGGGTTTCGTCTTAATTTTCAAAGACTCATCAGAGTGTTTTATTTATAGGAATCTAAAAGATCAGCGAGCAGTGATTGGTTCTGTTTGTCGTGCCCATCCAAAACCTGTCCTAAAACTACGCGTTTTTTATCTAACAATTCCGCTATTTTCTGCTCAATAGTACCCTCTGCCAATAGATAGTGGATTGTTACTGCGTTCTTCTGACCTATACGGTGGCAGCGATCTTCTGCCTGAACCAAGTCACCGGGGGTCCATGGTAATTCTAATATCGCCACGTTGCTGGCTGCGGTCAGGGTTATACCAACCCCGGCGGCTTTTATATTACCCACAAACAATTTAATATTTGGGTCTTTTTGGAACTTATCCACAGCCGCCTGTCGGTCGCTAACCGGGGTCGAACCATCTATTTTAACAGCGGTTGGAAATTGTTTCATTAGTGCCTCAATTACAAATTTATGAGTGGCAAATATGACCAATTTTTCGTCAGTTTCTAAAAAATCCTCAATCCAACTAATAGCCTGTTTTAACTTACCGGCTACTGCTAATTGTTTTAGACCTTCGATTTCAGCAAGGGTTTGGGCATTGCTGGCTTTTTCTGCAGCAGAATTACCTTTAGTGCTTCTCACATATTGAATAAAGTCCGCTGAGGCCTTTTCATATTCTCGACGATTATCCAACTCTACCGGAATGTAATTCCAAACTTTGTCAGGGAGTTCAGTGAGCACGTCCTTCTTTAAACGGCGTATCATTATGGAGTCAGTCAATTTTTTATGTAGTTCCTGAGTATTAGAACTTCCGTTAAAATTCCAACCATACCCGTTGTTAATTGGGTTGCAATAACGTTGAGCAAACTGCCAGAATGAATTGAACAAGGTGGGGTTGATAATACTGATGGCATTAAACATCTCCACCGGTCTGTTTACAATCGGGGTCCCTGACAAGGCTATAAAATGAGGGATGTTTTTTGCTAACTTCTTAATAGCCTTAGTCCGGTCAGCATTGTTGTTTTTATAATAATGACACTCGTCTGTTATCACCACTTTAGGCATGACCCTTTTTAAAGAATCAACCCATGAGGCAAGCGTATCGTAATTAATAATAACAATGTCCTCAATGATTGGTTGAGGAGTACGTCCGGAAAGGATTTGAACTTTAGTGCCCGGCATCCACTTACCCACCTCATTTTTCCACGCTGATTTTACGCTGGCTGGTGTTATAATTACTACCGGTCTTAAAGTGGGGTTAGCGGCTAACCAAGTTAAGGCCTGAGCAGTTTTACCCAATCCCATCTCATCAGCAAGTAATGCCCTACCTTGTTGTTTCTGAATGAACTCAACCCCTTTTATTTGATAGGGTTTCAAAGAAAGTCCGTTATTGATAGAAAGTTCCTTAATTTCCGGGACTTCTGTAGGTAGTGGTTTTGGTAAGGCTTGTTCTACGTCAGGACGCAGAGTAAAACCAAACCCTTTCAAGGCATCCACGTTTTCCTGAGTTAACGGGGCTGTCCAATATTTTACCTCACCCTCAGCATGAAAACGCCGACCTGATAAGGTTTTGACCTGCTCAACCACTTTATAATCAAAAGGGAATGTGATTTTCACACCATACTCCCCGGTGGCTTTATAAGTAGCTAAAGTCACATATTTTTCCGGTAATTTTTCAACGAAAACCGGTTGAACAGGCGCTATCTGTTTAGCGGGATTCATTGGGTGATTGTCAGGTACGAACAATTCGCCTTCGGTGGGGGTGTTACTTTTTACAACTGATTTTGGAACCCATTGGTCAATCTTTACGTCAGTGATTTTGACTTTCAGACTTTCCAACAAGGCCTCCGAATAACCACCAATCTTATCCCAATCCCAATAGTGGGAACCACATTCAGGACCAATACCGAGCACCACGCTTACTGGGTGGGTCAATTGCCTGCCACAAATACAACATATGTTCATTTTCTGACTCTCCAAAGTACCATGACCATAAAGATACAAGGCTTTGTGGGTCTCCTTCAAAATAATGGCTTTCACTACTACGGGTATTTTATTTTCCCGGGCAAAAACCTTTCGCAAAACAAATACTTTTGCTTCCATTGTTTCAAATTTTATGAGGTAGTTAATTTATACCTCTGGTTTAACACTGACCCGGTTTCCCGGGTTTCGTCTTAATTTTCAAAGACTCATCAGAGTGTTTTTAAGTTCTTAAATTTAGGAGGACCACCTGCTCCTTATTTGACCACATTCTTACTTTACTCAGCAACTCGTCACAAGTTTCGGGAAACTGTTTTATTATGTCACTTGCTGATAAATAGGGGTGGCTTATAAAGTGGCATTGCACCTCATCACGAGATCCATTTTTGGTTTTTCTCCGAGTGGTTATCAAGGCTATGGAATAGCCCTCTGTAGTTTTGATAAACGTTTTTATTTTCATGGTATTTGCCCGTGTAGCCGATAGCGCAGCTTGTTGGTTAATTATTTGTAATCATTCATATGCCATTCGGTCAGGTGTATTTCAATTCTCACCTTAGTTTCTGCTACCATGATTCGCCAATGTATTTAAGTTCATAATGTTTAATCAAAAAATCAATGTTCTCTCTTTTCCACTTGTCCATTGACTTGCGACTATAAGGGTGTCCATCACCCTCATACCTGATTAGTGTGGCTTCGACTGTTTTAGGCATCACCTTTCTAACAGTTATTTGAATTGATTGTGGTGGCAATGGATTTTCCATTTCGTAGGTATAGTCATTGTAGTAGATGCCTACTTTCAAATCTATTGCTATTACTGTTTCCATTTTGGTTGTTTTTAAGTGTGTTAATTAATTTTTAATGATTGCTTTGATTTTGAGGTGCTTTAAAACCTCTTGTAATTCAGCATTGGTGTACTTTTCAGCCACTTCCTTGCTGACGTTATTATGACAGACAGCTATATGAACCGCCCTTGCCTTCGTGATTGATGTTCTCCGTGGTTTCATGGTCATTAAATTTGCGATCTGACACCATTCCAATACATTTGGACATCATTTACATCACATAGAACTCGATCAGTTGCCCAACTTTCAAACGGGGCGGTTTCCCAATCCTCCGGGATTTCCTCCTCAAAAACTAACCGACCCCTGCTCGCTATTTTGAGCATGACCAATTCCTTTTCTTTCTCAGTTAATTCATAATCCTCAAGTATAGAGGAGTCCGAAGCCCAACCACCTCCTGATAAAATTTTACCAACAAATTCTTCAACTCTTTCAAGATTAAAAGAACAAGCATCACCTGCCTCAACCACTGGAGCTGTGTATAGGGTGGTGTCAGATTCCTCCTCATAAAAGGATTTTAACAATACCTCTTTAGGAGTGTCAGGATCAGTACCTGATGTAATAACAATTAAGTTAGATAAGGAGCTGTTGTGTGCCCGGGCAATTTCAGCTTCTGCCAAAATCTGCTCAAGTCTTTCAATAGAAATCTCAATACGATTCATGACTTTTAATTTTTAGGATTTAACACTGACCCGGTTTCCCGGGTTTCGTCTTAATTTTCAAAGACTCATCAGAGTGTCTGATTATACGTGTGAGTATATAAACCTTCCACGTACATAGTTATGCTCTTTCTTTTGTTTCTTACAGCCCATTGTAGGTGTTGGAGGGCTTTGTAAACTCTACCGGCGTATTCTGCCTTTTTTGTTTCTGGATTAACCCAAACAATATCCCCTCCATTCATTTGATGAATCCTATTCAAACCCAATGTATATCCTTCATTGAGTTTTTTAAGCACCTTCTGTTGTGGTTGAGTTAGTTTTTTATCGGCCTTTAATTCATTGGCGATTGAAATAAATTCGTTTAGGCTAATTCGGTCCTCTTTTTTCATGACTTTTAATTTTTAAGATTTAACACTGACCAGCCGGTCAGGCTGGTTTCGCCTCATAAAGGCTCATCAGAGTGTTTTTAAAAAACGCAGATTAATATTGTACGAAAATCAAACGTTCCAGATATGGTGAACCGTTCGGTTTGAGCTGCTTGACCCACATATGGTTTGAGCCAAAACCCCAGATAAAATATTCTGCGCGCGCACATCCAAACTCACGTCTTAACTCTGTTTCATTGTTTGCCGATTGAATACTGTTCAATATGTACGCAAACTCAATCAACAACATTTGTTTTTCAGGGATGATTCTCAAATTACTTTCAATTGTACATTTCATGACTTTTAATTTTTAGGATTTAACACTTTTTAAAAAACATCGTACTGTTCCGGGACTCGAACCCGGATGTCTGCCTGTACAGTTTTGAGCTTAACTCAAAAATTCCGCATTCGTTCAAGACGACCGCGCAACGCCTCCCTTCTCCTGTATTTAGTCTATTCTCCCCTGACGGGTGTCATTAACTTCAAAGGTCCCGGCATATTGCCCTTATTGGAATCCCGCTCAGTAACGTGGATATGAAGGAAACCAATCCCCCCACCCCAGTGTTTTCAGGCAACTGGGATCCTGCTGAGCCACCACCGATTTCGGACGAACCTACCCTTGCGCTCTACAACCTTAGTACGACTTTCTCCACAATCTCTCAGGGTTTCAAAAACCCCCTTTTTATACTAACCCTGTGGCTCTCAAGGGATTACCTACTTTTCAGTGCTTTCAAAGAACGACTTCCATGCCATAAAGATACGGCAATAAATAAAGGATCCTAATATTTTTTGTAAAAATTTCCTAATTTATAATGATTATAAATAATACTACTTGAGAACCAAGTAGTTAGCTGAAAAAGGGAATGAAAAATATTTTTAGTATGTCCACACTTGGTACCCTACCTGAAAAAGGTGAGTTTCTCCGGTACCATAACCATACCTAAATGACCATTTCCTATACTTAATTGAGGTCTGTAGTCCGGAGCTGGTAAAACTTGCAGAATTGATATGAAAGAACCCAATATCCTGACTAATCACTTTATCCTTTGTCGGGTAAATGTAATTAGTTGTAATGACTGTAGTAGGCTTCCTAATGGCAAAGGATGGAATAATGCTATCATACCTGTTACGGCTCAAGTAAAGGTCTATACTGGCGTATAATAAAGAATCGTCACGTAACACCAATCCTTTATATGTGACTGTAGCAAGGTAATCCCTAATAATTGCAGCAGAATCAACTTCCCGGGTTATTGTGTCATAAATAACCTGTATTGAATCTTTTGTACTTGCAATTACCGGGGGTGCCGGTTTTGGTATGGAATCTCCCGGAATAATAATAGTGATAGGTTCTGTTATAGGTTCCGGGCAGGGTTTTCTTCTGCATTGCTCAGTGGCAATGATGAATGTCAAAACCGCTATTATTATCAAACAAATGTTTAGCAAGGTTTTCATTGTAACCCCTCCTTATTAGTAAGTCCATATTACTTGTCCGGGTTTATCAGGGTCGTCATCCGCGTGGATAAACGTTTGGGCAATACCAATACGGGTAAATCCTACGGCAATCAGTGCTTGCACAATTATCCATTTCTCTCCGGAACTGATTGCTTTTATATCCATCGCCCGGCATTTCTTTGTCGGCGTAAAAACATGACTACTTGTTCCCGGACGGCCTTGTTTCTTTTCGTGCTCCGGGGTTCGAGCTGCTGAGGTTGGGATGAATGGTATTCCGGCGACTTCCCGGGCAGCATTAAACTTTCTTAATGTTTCCGAATGGATGTCATCCTTACGACAAGGGGGTGTGGTTTTGTCAAAATCTGACTGTGAAAAATAGTCCTTCATTGTTCGGTGTTTTTGGTTTCTTCAATGTCGAATTGTTTATTAGCCTTTTTTTGAAAAATGGCTACGATTTTGTTGAAAATCGGGTTGTCGGTTATTTTACTGACATTGCTGGCAATGCTTGTCAGCTCAACAAGACACACCAACACCGCGGCAAGGTTTGTGATACTAAAAGTATTGATTGATTCGCTGGTGATTGGTGTTATTTTTAGTATGTAAAGATCGAAAGAGTAAAAGACTATCAAAATTAAAACATAGAAAAACATTTTTTCCAATGTCTTTTTAAGTTTTGAACTCTCAATCACCTTTATTTTAGTCACGAAACCGCCCGGTTTCTGCTTCATTTGATAGTAAATGCTGGTGAGAGCATCAACTAATAACAATACAAGCACTACATGAATGATGCTTAACAAGGGCGCTAAAAACGCTACAACAATGGCAAATGTTTTGCTCCAACCGCTCAGGTTTTGGATGTTTGTCAGTAATCTAATCAACATAACTCTACTATTTTAGGTTAAAAACTAAATAAGACGTAGTTATAAACAGGACAAATTTTAACATGAAATAAGCCCAGTTTTTAAGTTTCAGAGTATCTGTTTTTGCGACGGACCCTCTATACCAAAAGGACTTGCCGGCAAACCAATTCCAACAAGCATCAAACCACAGCCAGCGTAATGACATAGCCCATATTGGGAGTAAAACCAATAACAACCAATCAACCCCAAACATAGCATAAGTTAAGGCAACAACGACCATGCCCTTAATAAAGGCATCGAGGGCATGCCATTTTTGGCTGTAACTCTTTGCCAAACGGGTGAACCTTTCCCGGGATTCGTCGCTAATATCAGAGCGCATGGAATTAGCGTAATAGCTGCGTTCTTTTAGAACCCACACATCATGTAGGGCGTCTGCCGCAAAATAAAGCAGCAGAAACCCAAACAACAATAATAAAATCGTTAGTGGTATCATTCTTTTGATTTGTTAAATTCTTCAATTAGAACCTCTCTAACCATAAACTCAATGGCGGTCATAGCGGTATCGGAAATATCCGCAGGCAGGTCTTCAAAATCGACCATGAAAACCGGGATTTCCTCCTCATAGTCTTCGTTCAGGAATTTGTCGTACTCTTCCATTTTCTCTTTGTATTCGGTAAGAGTTTCAGCAAACTTTTTGTCGAGGGTTTCTTTCTTTTTGATGAACTCCGGCGCGCTCACATCCACGTCATACATTTCAGCCGGCTGTCCGCCGGGACCGGAAACATGTTTTGTTTTGCCTTTGGAAAGCTCTTCGTAAAGTTTTTGGATTTCCTTTTGATACTCCTCGTACTTTTTGTGGGTTTCCGGCATTACCTTATCAAACATAAGTGTTTCGGCAATGCTTTGGAATTTACGCCTGTTTTTCTCTTTTGCGTAAGAAACACGGACGTTTCTAATGTCCATTGGCCTGCTCAATTGGTTGGCCTTAATGATTACTTCTTTTCTTTTCATTTGATTGTTTTGATTAAAGGTTTATAAATCATCCTCTGCGTCTGCAAAGAAATTGGTTTCAACTGTAGTGTTTTCCTGAGTAGTAATGAACTTGCCTTCATTTTCAGGGTCAGGAATCGTAACATGATTTACCTGTTCGACCGGTGCGGGGATCTTTATTTTCTCGTATAGTTCCTCGCGAGTAAGGTCAATTCCCTCTACCCACACTTCTTTTACTTCAAGGGTGTGGGATTCCCATTCGGGGGAACCTTTTACGCTTTCATAGTGTTCCTTATTGAGGAATAACCCGATTGTTAGGTGGGTTCTGTTGGAAAACTTATCCTCGTAGCGTTTTAAGATTGTCCAGTAATTGGCCGGAAAACCTTTGTGTAATTTTTGTTTGATTAATGCCATTAATTTACCCTTTCAAGTTTAATGTTTGAATGTATTGTTTTCAGGCTGTTGCCTGAGTTTGCCCATCGTGCGTTTATTACTAAAGTGTTTGATTGAGTTGTGTCGATGTCAACTTCGCTTGTTAGTGTTAGGGGGATCATAATGGGATAACCCGA